TTATCTACCCTCCAATGGAGATTTGCCACCGCTAACCTCGGGAATACCTGCAATAGAGGTGAGCAGTGATACAACGGCGGCGAGTGCTGCCGCGGAAGCAACGGCCACCCAGTCAACGCCCGTGATGCCGATTGCGTTTGTGCCGATAAGTGCTACTGCGGTTTGCGCTGCGGTCTTGATTGCTCGTACCAGTGCTGCTTTAACCCACTCATTCATAATGTTTCCTTTCATACGGTTATTAATGTCCTGCGTGCTCGTGGTCGTGCGCCGCTTCTAAGCGGCCAAGCCGTCCCGAGTTGCTTTTTACTGCGTCCTCTACGACCGCCAAACGGGCGGTGTGGTCGTTGATTGTCGAGCGAACGTTAGAAATACTTTCGTCCGTACGTGCCATATAAGCCGCAAATGCCTTCTGATTTTCTTCAAGGTCTTTGCGTAAGCTCTTAATGCCTTCTTCAATGCGGACTAAACGCTCCGCGCCTTCTTGGTTGCTCTTTGCGAGGGTGCGTGCGCCATTGAACATGCTTACCAGCATTGCAAGGAACGACAGCAACGCGACCACTTGCTCAAACGTAATAGGGTTCATCGTGTCACCTCCCTACACTCTTAAAAGGGGGCGACGGTGTACGTCAGAGTGCCGTAACGCCAGTCGCGCGAGGTTGCCCCGCCCATATCCTGCATGTAAATCTTGCCGTCGGGGCGAGCGGATATAGCACTAATAACATCGGAATGTCCAGGACAAATCGCGTCGTTATAGTAGATATTCTCGTATCCGTCTGCGTTGTACTTGCTGCTATCGACCTTTGGAGGTCGCGAACCTTCCGGAATAAGGAACGGACACAATAACGCGTCGTTTTTAATGCCTTGGTCAAGCCAAACGCGCACGTGGATAGTAACGCTTGTGCCGTTACGATAAACGTGCCATAGGTTCTTGCTTGAACCGCTGTACCCGCTAGGCGGTTCGCACGATATAATCTCGAAGTTCTCGCTAGTGAGCGCGGAAACGGTAGGCAATGCGTGCTCTACTGTTGGCGTTAGGCCGTTCAGCATGACACGAGCAATGGGCACTTGCGCTTGATATTGACCCTTTGAGAGGTCGCCTGGCGTATATGCGGGGTCTTTTGCCGCGTCCTGCGTTACGGCTGGCGTGCCTTGAATGGTTGATAGTGCGGTAGTTCCGATACCAGTTGATGCGTCAACTTTGAGCGTAAGAATAACAAGGTCTTTGCGCCATTTGCCCTGCGTACCGTTAGCAATGCTTACTTGCTCGGCTCGCTCATTGACGACAAAGCGACCATCAACGATTAGCGCGCCCGGAGCAATGTTAATCTTGTTGCTCGATGCCACGGAAACGGCTAAGCCCTGCGCGTACTTGGTAATGTATCTACCGTTACCAAAGATGGAAATGTTCAACGCGCCTGCCTGCTCCGCGGTTACATGAGCTTTATTTTGGCGCGACGTTACAAAATCAAATGCCATGTGCTACCTCCTAAAATGCGTGGTCTTTGACGATGCCTTTTGAAATCAAAAGGTCGACCTCTGCGTCGTGCTGTTGCATTAGATATCGCCAACGCATGGCATGGTCAAAACAGAGGTCGTATTTCTTCGTGCGCCCTTGTGCGTCGATACGTTCAGCACCTACAACCCAGCCGTAGGTATTAACATCTTTCTCGGGAACGTCGAGCTTGTGCTCACACCCCTTAACGTCACACTCTAGGTGCACATAGTTGTTTTTTCTCATTTCGCGTCTCCCGTGGTATACGTGACTTTGACAACGCCCGCGCTGTCGAGCGTCACAACCTTTTTTGTTACTTGTGCTTTTGCACTCCAGCCTGTTTTGTCGTCAAAGCCGCCGACAATGTCGCCGATGTCATATCTATCGGACGTATCAGTCAAAACAACGGTTAGCTTCTTTGCTTCATCGATGTACTGTTGGAGTCTTTTTTTGCCGTCGGCTTCAAGCGTTGCTTGGTCGGCTGCCGAATAGTTGTAATACAAGGAACGCTCATAAACGCCGCTTTGCGACTTCATACGTGAGATATTGCCGTGTTCATCTGCGTAAAGGTCAACGGCTAATCGTTCGCCCTTTTGGCCTTTGCCGCGACATACAAGGTGGTTAAACGGCAAAAAATCGATATCCGCTTTAACGTTAGTCAAAGCCGTGTCGAATTCTTCGTCTTCCGTCCAGTCTTTGCGCGGAATGATAGAAAGCACGGCGCGGCGGTCGTTGCACTGAATACGCAACTTACCGCCTAGCGCGTCTAATGCGCCCGTTAGGGCTTCATAGAGCGTCGAATAGAGCGGCACTTGGTAATTGTTTGCAACGATTGCACATGTTTCGTCTGATACCTCAAAGACGGGCGTTAAAGAAAGCGACGATATCCAATATTTCAATACTTGGTGCATATCGCCGTTAAAATAGACGTTGTCGCCGTCGGAGGGTGCGAGAATAACGCGGTTGTTGAGTAGCCCATGCCACGTTTGGCCGCACCACTTATACGCGCCGTCACTTTTAATGCGGGTAATCATGCCGCCGTATGACGTGCCTTCGATGTACACGAATTGTCCCCGCTCTGCACGTGGTGCGTGAGCTGGAACGGTCAACTCAAATTCGTTTTCTGCGTTAGTACCAATGCCTACAGCGATATCAAGAGAAACGGGGTCAATGATAAATTCATCTTCCCCGTCCTTGTTTCGTAAGATTATATCCACGGTAGAGCCGCCCTTCGCTCAATCAACGTAAGGTCAAAGCCCCATGATTGCTCCCAAGTGACGTTGTGAAGTCCCTGCGGGATACGCTGGAAGATATACGACCCCGAACCTTCAATACCGCGAACGCGATACTTGAACGCGTCTGTCGCGTTGCCGTATTTGTCCTTAACAACTACACTGTCGCGGTTCATGCTGCGTTTCTTCGTGCTGTCGATGACGAGCAAGCCGCCGTCTGGAACGGTAGTGTCCACGCCGTACGTATTACCCGCGATATAGATTGAGGGGTTTACTGCGTAACCATAAACAGTTAGTCGGAAATCACACGGCGTTTGGCTCGTGTTCTCAAACTGCGAACCTCGCGCAGATGTGCCGTAGTCGTGCGGGTAGTCGTGCGGGTAGTCATGGCCTGTTAGCTGCTCATTGCTTGCGCTTTGCGGCATGAACGAGATAGTACGCTCGCGATACCAAATAGGGTTTTTAGCCTGTAATTTGAGCTGCCACGTACGAGAAGCGGCGTACCAGTTCGATACGCCGCCCTCAACGATATTACAGTTGATATACCAGCCATCGATTACGAGTTTATCGGGCAAACCGCGCTCGGTGTCGTAATCTGCAAGCGTTAACAATCGCTCGACTTCTTCGCGCTGCGTGGTGGTTTGCGCTACCAGTTCAACGCTGTACGTCCTGGCTTCACGACTAAAACGCGTTGCGTTGCTTCGCCATTCCCAGCCCGCTAAATCATCGCCAAACATAAGCGTGCCAAAATTACCGGAGATGTCAAACGTCGTGCCGTCGGCGGTAATAAATTGTGCTTGTGACATTACGCCATCATCTCCCTAATCTGTCGGCGTTGCTCGCGCTCTGAAACGGTTACGACTGGAGCACTCGCGGCAATGATTGCACCGAGGTTTTGAGCCAGCCAACGAATAAGCGCGTCGTTTGTGGACTGTCCGAGTATGCCTTCCGCTACTGCGTCGGCAAATGGCTTCACGTAACGCTTGTTTGTGAGCGGGATAATTGCTTCTGCTCCGTCTTCGCCGACAATATCAAGCGGTGTTGCGCGGTTAACGATTGCGCCGTCAGCGTGCATGCGAAGTCCACCTGCCGCGTTAGCACGGATACCGCCTGCCGCGTTCTGCTTCATGAGGTTTACAAGAATGTTCTTGTCGTGAAGACTGTTCAGCTCTGCTTTGACGCTGCGTAAAACACTCGACGCGTTATCGTGTGCCGTAATAGTGAATGACTTATCGTTGACACCCTGCGTATTGAGCGATTGCACCGTTGCAATGATTGACTGGATATTGCCATTAGAGTTAATGGCTAGGGCTTTGAAGTTTTCGCTGCCGATTGCTTGTAAGTCTTGAACGGTAATACCAGCGTTTGCCATGGCTGCGGACAGGTCGTTGACGTTGATACCTACACTCTCGATAGCATCGTTTGCGCCAAAGCTATTGAGAGCGTCGTTAATCTGCTTGGTGGCTTCCTGCGCCTTAATGGCCGTATCGTCGAGAGTTACGCCCAAGTCGCGCAAAGGCTGCACCAAAGAAGCTGCCGTGCCGTCGTATGCTTGCGCGATGCGCTGCCACTGCTCGTCGGTAAGGTCGCCAAGCTGCGTTGTATCTGCTCCGAGTGACTGTAGGTCACTAGAGAAGTCCGCAAGTGAGCCGTGCTGCTTGACATATGCTTGCGTGAGGTCAGAAAGTTGGCTAACAAGTCCGTTATAAGCGTCTGAATTAGCGTCAACAGCCTTGCTGTTAACCTCCAAATCGCCTTCCGTCTGTCTAACGGCTGCGTCTAGTTCCTCGTATGCTTTGCGTGCGTCGCGTGCGTCTTGGCCAAGTTGTGAGCCGTTTTTGCGGCGTTGCCAATCTTGCTCGGCTTGCTCGCGTGTAACAGTGCCGCCCTCGCCGTCTGATGTACCGACTTGCTTGTTAATGAAGTCCTCACGGGCTGCATCGCTATACTCTGCATTTAGCTTGCGTTCTGCTTCTGCTAGGCTTTGAGCCGCGGCCGCACGCTGCTTGTACTGCTCTGTAAGCGTTTCAGTAAGCGCGGCTGTTTTGATTTCCTTTTCCTTAGCAGATACAAGCTCGTTGATTGAGTCGGTGAGCTTCTGAACGTTTCCGTTTGCGTCTGTGTATGAATTGTTCATCACGTCGGTAGAGGAAATGTTCAAGCCTAATTGCTCGTTGAGCGTGGAAAGTGCCCACGATAGCTGGCCTTGTGCCTGTGTTGATAGGTCTGTCGCGCCTGCGTAATTACTAATGATTGTTCTAGCGCGTTCAAGCGTTCCAACGTTAGTTGTTGCTTCTGAAAGCGTGCTTGCAATCTTAGAATTACTATCAGAGATTGACTTCATGAGCGCATCAACAGACATGGCCGCGCCGCCCGCGTTATCGGTGATTTTGTCCATCATCGACGAATACGTACTCAAGCCGTGCGACTGGTTGGCAACGTCGTTAATCGATTTCAAGCCGCTAGCCACGCTGTCGCTATGCTCTTTCATCTTCATGAACTGCGAAGCGGCAATACCAACGACCGCACCAAGAGCAACGATACCGACGGTCACGGGGTTAATTGAGCTTATGAGGGACGTAAAGCCGTTTTTAATAACACCAAACACGCCGCCGTATGCAAACTGCGAAGCTGCTTTGGCAAGCATGTTAAACGTGCTAGTAGCTTTTAAGATAGGCTCTACCTTGCCGAACAGCGAAAATGCCGCAACGCCGCCAATAACGGCGGGTGCTAGTGCTTGGAATACTGGAATTGCCGCTTTAACTGTAGGCACTGCGTCTTTGATAAAGCCGTTGAATGTCTTAAAGCCAGCAAGGATACCACCGCGAACATCGCCAAAGAAGGACGCGATATTCACGCTTCCGATAGCTTCAAGCGTTCCAGCAAGGCCGCGCGTAATGGCGTTGTTCATGTTCGCCATTTGCGTTTCAATGCCGCCCGCGGCTGTTTGTGCCTGGTCTTTGAAGCTGGTAATACCCGCTCCGCCTTCAAGGTCTAAGCGGATAATTGCATCGATAAGCTGGTCGATAGATACCGTACCCCAAATTGCGCCGCCTTCTTTTTGCTTGCCGCCGCCTAGAGCTGCGTACAAATCGCGCGCATTATATGTCGGCCCGAGAAGAGCGTGTGCAAGCTGGGTGAGCTGTCCAGGCATAGCCTGCATAAGCGATTTCCAGTCCTGCATATCTGGTCTGCCTTTAGACAAAATCTGCCTAAACTGTTCCATTGCAGCACTAGCAAGTTGTTGATTTGCACCCGAAGCGATGAGCATATCGTTCAAACCAAGGCCAACTTTAGTAGCACGGTCTAAGTCGTTCGTGATGACTGCTAGTCCCTTGACCGTCTGAACCATGGTATCTAGCTGTGTAGGCAATGACTGGAGTCTATCAGACATATAGTTAATGCTTGCCGTTGACTCTTTTGCGGCAAAGCCTAAAGACTGCATTGTGCGAGGATAAAGCGTCAACGTATCGAAACGTGATACCGCCGCGCCGACGTGGTCTTGGATAGAAGCCATAGCACGGTTGACAATGCTACTAACGGCGCCCGCAACAATGCCAGCTTGAGCAAAACCGCCGCTAAAGCCTTGCGCGGTTTGCGTGCCGATTGCGTGGCCTGTATTGCTTGCGCTTTTTGACGCGACGCCGAGTTCTTTATTGATTGTGTCAGAAAGTTTGCTTTCAAATTTCGGAACGATGAGAAGGTCAGAACGTCCGATTTCTGCCATTATTCCGTTACCTCCTCCCATTTAACATTTGGGTCTTGGAGTCTTTTAATTGCTTGTTTGGTTCGCTCGCGCTCTCGTTTGGTGCGCTCAATATCGCGAGGACGTACCACCGACGGCGGCTCGTCTGTTGGCTTGCCAAGGAATAACCAGCCGTACAAATTCACGGCGTCTTGGATATCTGCCAGGGCTTCGCGTTCATTCGACCACGCATACTCGGGACGTACCGCGGCAACGTAAAGAGAACCAGCTGGAAGCGTCCTTATTAGGTCGATTGCTTCGGCTGGCTCTACCTCGTCATAGGAAACGTGGTAATATGCGCGGAAGTCATGTCGCAGCTCGCGGATATGGCCTTCTTCGAGTTGCGCAAGCTCTAGAAGTTTTTTAGTGCTTCATTTTGAAACAGACGCTTATACACGAGAATTAAACCGTCGATATCGACTACTCCGTCCTCGTCGCGTACTGCTTCGTAGATTGTTTCGTACTGGTCATCGCCAAGAAGCATGCGGATAGCTTCTGTGAAGTCATCATCTGTTAGATTTGGCTTGGATAGAAGGTCGCTGATAGTCTTATCGTGAAACTTCTTCTTAGGGATAACAAACTTTATGCCGAAAATCTCGACTTCTGCACTCTCTGAACGCTTTGTCTCGATTAGCTGCACTTTTGCTGCTTTGGTCTTTGCTGCCTTAGTGGTAAAGCCAAGAATTTGCGCGTAATCCTCTAGTTCTTCCGTGCTCATCATGTCAAGGTATTTAGCGTTCATTGAGTTTCACTTTCTACGAGTCGAAATAAATAAAAAACACCCCCTCGCGTGGAGGGGGTGCGTCCGATAGTTGCTATGCGCTAATCTTTGCGCGGTAGATAACAACGGCTGGCGAGCCGTCATCGGTATCATTGACGGTAATATCCATGCCGTAGGCCATAAGGTCGCCCTTCTTGTGGGAAACCTCGTCAAATGCGGAGATAACGCCGCGTTTAATGACGGTACGACGCTTATAACCGTTGGACTCTTCCTCTTCGAAAACGAAGGCGTGAGGTGTTCCCTTGTAAGGCTGCAAGTCAATCTTGGTTACGTCACCGGTTGTCTCGGTAACGGAAGTGTCACCAAAACGCAGCTTTGCAACAGCGGCGCGGGAAACCTCCAAGAAAGCTGCCTTGTACTTGGTAGTGTCATTATCAATGGTTGTCATAATGACAGTGCCGTGTGCGCCCTTGTGGTCATTTGCGCTGATAGAGCGGCTCTCAGAGAAGCCACTGTCGGAAAGCTCGCCCAAGGACTCGAAGTCGGTAAGGGTGGACATATCGGCGGTTGCGTTAGTTGGCAATGTAGGGTTTGCCTTGAAAGATACATAACAAATGCCGCGTCCTGCAACTGGGTTGGAGGAAGTCGCCAGCTTTGCGTTAAGTTCTGCTGCCATGTGTTAATTCTCCTTTGGTAAGTACGTCCAAACGTTAAAACTGATGTGATAACGTGGGCTTTTAGTTGAAGTGTCAAAATCGGAATAAAAAGACGTTTCCTTGACCTTTGCGTATCCCGCATAAAACGGAAGAAGCGCGATTGCGTCTGATACCGCCGCGGCTGCGTCGTATGCCTTTTGCTCGGTGGTATCCCAAACAAGAACGGTTAGCGTTGCGCGGTCTAGTCCCTCTTCTTGTGCGCCGCCTGTACGACGTACGACCACAAGCGGGAACTTTCGCTTTTCGGGAACAGAAACGGCGACTGTGAAGCCTTTGAAGTGCTCCTGCAATCGCCGTCTAACGTCGCCTTGAATATTTAGTCGTGGCATTGTTATCAGTCCAAAAATTCATCGAGCATGCCATTTGAAGCGGCGTGCCTGCCTTCAAAAGAAACGGGCTTAACAACGCCAAACGCCGTGCCGCGTCCAACCTTCACCGTTGCCGTAAATGCGTTTCCGCTATTTCGGCTCTTTGGTGAACGGTTGCTCTCAATTTTTCCGTTTGCGGTCGCGCTGATTTGTTCCGTGCGTTCTTTAACAAGGCTTTGCATTGCGGGACTTTTGAAGATTTCCTGCACGGCTGCTTTGTTAATACGCACTGGCTCAAAAGTCACATCACCCATGCTGCACCCCGATTTCCGCAATCATGTTCCACGGTGTAGGACATGGACGCGTTCTGTCGGGTGAGCCGACAACATCGAACGTCATTGCGTCGCGGTCGCCGTTACGTACACGGTCAACGAGCACAACTTTTGCGTGTGTTAAATCGCCTGTGTACGTCTTAGGAAAAGCAAGCGAGTATTTGATTTCTACGCCGTCGGGGCGCACATCTGCGCTGCCTGTATCACGGATACGCGCTTCTATATCTAAAGTGGATAATGGGCGAACCAAAACACCCTCAACAGTGTTTTGCGCCATTTCGTAGACTGGTTCGCCCATGCCGTCGCGGCCAATTTCAGTACGCGTCAAAACGTCTACGGTCTCGCCTAGCATGCGACATCACCTACCACGGGCAAATAACGCCTATGCGTGCCGAACGCCCGAGAGAGCGTTTGAGAACGTTTAGCGTGTCGCGGTCGAAGTATGCGCTGCCGCTTTGATTGGCGATCGTCACAGAGCCTTGAAAGCCGTTAGCGGAGAAGCTCGCGGCCTTTGCGCCTGTGATGTCGCCGAAACCGTCGAGCGTTGGCGGGACGAGCGTTTTACGCGCTGCGTCTGTGACCAACAGACGCGCTAACGCCTGTTGGTCTGCGGTTAGTCTTTTCTTTTCCGAGATTTGCAGACGCGCCCTCAACTTTGCGGACTGCTGCATAAGTACGGCTGAAACACGGTCGGCCGCGCTCTCGTGGTCGCCTGTGTCGAGCCTGTACTCTTCAACCGTTGCGTATGTTGTGGGCATGGTTCATCGTCCTAACTTAGGCGGCTGCCTTCTGAATGGTGGTCTTTACGATGTAGTCCTTCATCTCTGGGACAAAGCGAACGCCGCGAAGAATGTTTGTCTCGACGGAAACGTGGTCATATGCTGGGCGGTGTGAAACGCCGATAATGCCGCTCTCGTCGATTGCATAAGGCATGCCAGCTTCACCAAGACCGCTGAAGTCGATTGCGTAAGCGTGGATATTCTCGGCTGCGGTGGTGTAAATAGTGCCGGCTGGTACTTTGGAAGTAAGGAACACATTAGTTGCGCCCAAGAAGTTCTCAAGATAGGTCATACCGAAAACGTCCTGGTTGGTAATGGTTGCAGTTCCGAGGTAATCGGCTGCGTCCTGGCGGTTCATGAAGGTTACAACGCGGCTGGCTGCGTCATTGGCGTTCTCGAGAACGTCGCCGAGCTTAGCAACGCCGTTTGCGAGTGCTGCCTGTAGTCCCTTGCCATTTGCGGTGGTAGTGCCGTTAGCAAGAAGGCCGAAGAAGTCGGAAACGACGCCTGCGCGGACGGTGGAAATCATCTTTGCGTCTGTGCCCATAACGGCGCGAACGTGTCCAGACTTGAGAATTGCCTGTGCGGTGGTCATCTTGCGATATGGGACAAGCTGGATTGGGTCGATTGCAACCTTGTCAACGCCAAACTTAGAGAGTGCTACCTCGTCGCCCTCAACGTAACCAGTGCCGGAAGCGGTGTTGTTGAGAGTGCCGTTATATTTGGTCTGATAGATTGCTGTACCTGCTGCGACAACCTCGGGAGAGAAGATACCGAGGATCTCGGCAAGTCGGTCATACTGGCCGCGGAAGTTTTTCAGTACCTCAACGTCAAGTGAAGCGTTGACTGCTGCGGCGTTAACGATGTTTGCTGGTGCTGCCATGATTATTGCTCCTTAAAGTAGAGTTCGGGCGCGCGCCTGTACGCGTGCCACGGGGTCGGCGATGTCTTCGACATTGCCTGCGGTTGAATGTGCCGCGCCGCCCTTGTCAAGCGGATATGCGGCGGTTGATTTGGCGAACGATTGAGCGTAAGAAGTGAGCGCGTTTGCGCTTGCGGTGATTGCTTCCTCGTCTGAACCCTGTAACAGCTCCACGGGAACGCCCGTCTCCTTGGAAACTTTGATTTTGAGTTTGAGTTCCGCGATTTTTGCGTTGGCTTGCTCTAGCTGCTCGTTTGTGTTGGCAGCCTGTGAAGCCTTCAACTCCTCGATTTCCTTTAGTGCTGCGTCCAGTTGTTCTTTGTTGGACTTTGCGCGGTCTTCCCACTTGCGCGAGTTTGCCTTCCAGTCGGTCGTTGGCTCTGTTGGCTCTGCCTGTTCTTTTGGCTCTTCTGCCTGTGGCTGCTCAACTTCGGCTGTGGCTGCGGTATCTTCGAGCTTTGCGCCCTCGGTTGCCTGTGTCTCTTCCTGGCTCATTTGTTCCTCTTTCTAGGCTTTGCGCCTTTACGTAAGCCGTGCGGCTTTTCGGCATGAAAAAAGCGGCTTTCGCCGCTTCTTCTAGTGTTTATGTTCTTCTACGTGTAACTGTTTTGCCATACGCGACACTATCTTATTTCGCAGGTAAGCGTCGTATGATGGCGTGTTGCCGCCAACCTTTCTGCCGTCGCGTGTCGTACGCGTTCGCGTGTACTTCTTGCGTTCCTCGGGCGACATTGCCGCCCACTGCGTACGTGCTTCATCTTCGACGGACGCGCGCGCCGTGCTGTAATAGTGTTGCAGCTTCTTTTGGTTGAAACCCTGCACGCCAGGACTGTTGCCAAAATCAACTGTAGGTGTACATTTGCAGTGCGTGTGCCTTGAAGCGAGTACGCCGTCCTCGGAGTACACGAAGCCGTTTGAACCGATTAGCAAGCACCACGCGCACGCTCCCGCATGTGGTATCAATGCCCAACGAGGGTGTGCGGGATCGCGTAATGCATTATCGGTGAAGGTATCGTCCGCGTATTCCATGACGCGGCGGCCGCTCAACGCAGAAAGGCTGCTTTGTGCCTGCGTTATGTCGTCGGCTTCTTCTAATGTACGGTTAACGTCTCCGATTGCTTGGTAGTGCTTGTTAATCTCGGGAATAGTCGCCGTATAATCGCTGTCGAGGTCATACGTGGCGCGTAAATCGTTGTAATACTCGACTGCTGCCGCTGCTGCAAGATTTCCGTACGCCTTAACGAGTGTGGGATATTGCTGCAATAGATATGCCTGTGTTTGCGTGTCAGTCATTCCGACGGTGTTACTCATAAGCTCAACGACGGCATTTTCTGCGAGCGTTGCCGCTGTCTGTAATGACGTGTCAAACCTGTCGAACGTTTCGCGAGGTATCATTACCCCTCCATTTTCGCGGCAATAGCGGAGAGCATATCAAGCGCGCCCGCCTGTCGCTGTTCGGCGCGTAAACGGTCAATGGTTGGCTGTGAAAGTCCGATACCCTCATAGTAGACGCGCGTTCCAACGATTGACTTATCTGCGGCGGACATCTTAGTCCATGCGTCAGCGCGTGCTGCGATTGTAGGCATGCTCGGGTCTTGCATGTACGCTTGAACGCTGTTCTGCTCGTCTGTGAGTTCGTCTAGTGCCTTGTTGTTGGCAACTGCCATGATCATACGAGCGATGTTTTCGAGCACTTCGGCGTTGCGCCTGTTAGCTGTTTCGACTTCAAGAATAAGAGGATCATTAGCCGCGCCGAGAGCGTCGGAAGATGTGTACGTATTCGAGAGAACGCCTAGCTGCGCGAGTGGCACGTTTGTTGCGCCGCTGAAACGTTGAGCGTCATTTTCAAAAACGCGGGTGAAATTCTCTGCGTTACCTGCCGCAAATTGCCCGACCTGTGGAATTTCGCCGTTTTCATCGCGCGAGATTGCCATAATTGCGCCGGTGTATAGCTTGAAACGAGAAGCAGCGGTGCTTGGCTTGTCTTTCTTTTCGTCCTCGTCGCCCTCGCCTTCTTCGTCGTCATCATCGCTTACACTGTCGCCGAAAAGTCCTTCTGCCGCACCCAAAATATAACGCTGTGGATATGTGAAGAGTGCCGCGCCGATTTCCATATTTGCAACGTCGCGCATTGCCTTATCCACGATACCCATTAACTCGGGTGTAATGAGAGAGTGTCCGAGTGGTCGGTCGGGGTCGGGGTCGTTTACAAACACATCAAAGAGTGGGCGGTTCATGGGGTGGTGTTCTTCGGTGCAGCTCCAAGTATTAGCGTCTACGCGGTCAAGCGTAAGCACCGTGTGGGGCATATGCACCGTGTACTGGTCGGGCGCGCCCTTATCGTCAACGCTGGTTAGAAACACGCCGTTAGTAACGCCGTCCGCCGCGGTGTCCCACTCGGTGCAAAACTGGTTTGCGCTGAATACGCGGACTTTAACGGGGTTGTTTGCGTCCACGGAGCGCATGACGGTAACGGCTGAAATGCCATAGACGAGAGCAGAGCTCCACGCCTGCTGATAAATAGAACGCATGCGATTAGTACGTACTACCGCGTCAAGTGTCGCGTTTTGCTGGCCACCAAAAACAAAGCCGTCGAACACGGAGCGCATGGAATGAGCGCGAACAGCCTTCGAGCACCAACCAACAACGGTGTTCAAGTTTGGCATGGCGGGCGTGATATCAAGTCCGATACTCTTTAGCTGGGACTTCATCGTGTAATACTGGTAAAGCTCATAATTGCGAGCATAAACGCTTGACCAGCGCAAAAAAAGACGCTTCACCGTATCACGGTAAGCGTCGGGGACATTATCGAGATTTGGCGTTGAGATACCGCCATACAAGAATTTATCTTGATAAATCATAGTATTCGCTGCTTTCTTCTAGGGTTTCTGCGGGTGTTTTTGCAGCACCAAACGGCAAGTGCGGCCGCTTCTGTAATCGTGCTGTCGGCTGCGTCGGTTGAGCCAAAGCCCCACCCACCGCGGCTGCCGATTGAACGGCGAACGCACCCAAGCGCGGAGTTCTCGAACGCTCGGGCGTATGTATGTTTAATCGTGCCGTCGGTGAGTCCGTCCAAAAACGATTGCGACGCTGCGATAACGTCGGCGGTGTTCGGACGCGTAATGTACCCTCGCGGGGCTTTGAGTTCCGCTAGGTTTGTGCAGAGCGCTTCCGCACCGTTTAAGCCGTCAATCATGCACGCGTTGACCGTTTGTTTTCGATTCACGATTTCTTCGGCCAGCGAGCGTGTGCCGCGTTCAGTTGTGCCGACCTCGACCAGCTCCACGGCAAACTCTCCAGCCTTGTTTTGCTTGCAGCCAACAAGTGCATAGATTGAGCCGTCATTAGAGAAGCGAACGCCAAACGTCGTTTTCTTCTTGTATTTGTCGCCGATAGACTTTATACGAGCGGCACGCCAAACATCGGGGTCTATTGCCGTTTTAATAACGCCAGCTTTCGCCCACCAACCCAAACGTTCGCGCGCGAAACTGTCGGGTGCGACATCGTCCGCTTCCGCGGCGATTGTCTCTTCATCAATGAGATAACCGAGTGACGGGTTCGTTTCATACCAGCGGTCTACCTCGTGTGTGTCGCCGACTTCTTCAACCGCCCATTCCAGCCACGCCGTGCCCTTGGTGTCGCCGTCGTGTACGCGGTCATGTAGGGGCTTGAACACCTCCGCGGGTGCTTTTTCATTTGGCGGTGTTCCTAAGTAAATAACTTGTGCGTTGTGCTTCTTGCTTGCCGACGTAACAAAGCGTGACGCGTCCTGTTGCTCGCGCGTCAACTCCTGCGCTTCGTCATAAATTACAACGTCGTAGCTCTTACCACGTGCAAGGTTATTTGTACGGGTCGTAAAGCGGATATAGCCGCCGTTTTTCAAGTAAATTGCTTGCTGACCGTTAGTTTTGCGCACCGCGTCTAATAGGTCGTTTAAGTCCTCGTTTTCCTCGTCCTCGAACGGCGCGGACAGCTCTTTGAACATGCCGTCGGCGGTGTCGCCATGCTGGCACGTATACAAGATTTTTTCGCCGTCGGCGATTAAGCCGTAGAAGCACCGAGCGCGGACACTCCAAGACTTGCCGTTCTGCCTTGCAAGTGAGAGTCCAACCGTTTTGAACGCGTATTTATCGCGCTTGTCGCGCGCGAGCATTACGTCCAAGAAGTGTTGCTGCCATTCCAGCGGCGCGTCCCAAAACTCGGAAGCCAAGGCGGTTGCTTGCTCGCCGTCGGTGTATGCGTACTTGCCGACTATCTCGTATGTCGGTATCTGCCGACCGTAACGTTTAGCCACCGTTTACCCTCTTTGCTTTCTTTGCGCGGTCATTCATCACAAATTGCAACATCGACGCTTGTTTGGTCTTTTTCTTCTCGGGTTCTGCCGCGTCATTGATACCGAGTTGTTTATTGAGCTGCCTAATTTCCGCACTCGCTTGTTTGAGCGTCGAAATCTGCGGCAATGCCTTTAAGTCGCCGAGCTTGTTTTGGTATGCGACTTGCCCTACGTCGTCGATGTCGTCGATACACTGTTGCGCGACAGCGTGCCACTGCACTAAAAGAAGAAGCGCGGGAACGTCTGATGTGCTAAACTTCCTCGCGCTTGTGATTTCGTCCCACTTTGCGGACTTAAACGGGTCATTTGCCACGTTTGCTGGCTTTTCAAGTCCGCTTGCTTTCTTTCGTGGCATGTATCACCTCGCTAATAAAAAGCAGCCACGAAAACGTGACTGCTTGAATTGGTTGTTTTGTGTATTTGTATATATTGAGAGTGAATATACATCGCCGCAGCTAGGCGGCTTGTTGTGATAAAAAACACATCGGGGGGATATTAGCCCTGGGTGCAAGGTATGGCGAGCTCTGTTTGTACAAAAGACCCCCCTATACTAGGCACTGTGAGCCGTTCTAAGCCCCTGTTTACCACGCTGTGGTGTGCTGGTACTGCAATAGTGTTTCTGAGTCTATAGCGTGGCTCTGCGTTGCTCTCATGATGTTCACGAAGTCTATAGGTGTTTGCCACGTTGCCCCGCGGGCGATTGCGGCGGCTTTGAGCTTCTCGACCTTTGCCACGCTCTTTGCCGACCTCCACGCATTGCAGCACCTATGAGCCGCGCGTATGTTATCCGCATCATAGGGTGAGCCGCCCTGGCTTACGGGTACTAGCTCGTCCGCTTCATAGGCTAACGGGTCGCGTGCTGGTCGGTTGTAATCGATATCTAGGCCGCATATCCAGCAGGGCGCGCATTGAGCGCGTACCCTTGCGCGTACCGCGTTTCTGCGTGTGCTGTTCGCTCGTCTAACGTTTGCGCCCATATGCTCCCCGTCCCTACCCCTACCCCCTAGGTATAGGGTGGGTAAATCGACATGAAAAAAGCGACCGTGGAGAGGAACACGGCCGCTGCCCGAGAAAGGTTACTTTAGAGAGTAACCTCCGCGATTATGTTTATCTATACGTCCCGCTATGCGTTTGCAATTCCTTTGCCTTCTGCTACTCTTTGCAGCCCGTATGCGTCGCATGTTTCGTTCGCTATCCTTGCGTACTTGAAAACAGACGTGATGCTCATGCAGAGAATAGATGACACTTGTTCATAGGTCATACCGTGAATGTAATGAAACTTGATAATGTTTGCTGCGTCCTCGCCGACTAGCGACGCTAAACCACTATCGCCATTTCTGCCATAAAGGACGTACTCGCATGTTTCCTTTAACTTGTCGTATGCGTTCGCTGCTCGCTTTTCATCTTCTTCGAGCATTAAACGGATATCGACGGTTCGCATTGTGTCCGGGTCTTTGGTACTTGATACGCTCTCGTTGAACTTCTGCGTCTTTGCGCCTTCGGTGAGCTTGTACGCGTTTACCCTCTCTCGTGTCTGAAACCAACGCTCACGAGCTTCTAAACATGCAGTAAACAATTCTTTAGATGATGAATAAGCTAAATCGTAATTATCGCCTGTTCCTTTGATACCATTTGCCGCTGATACCATTGCGCCACCCTTTCTCTCTCGGTAGCTAAATGATACCGTTTATCTGCGGTAATGTCAAGTTATCAACATATTTTCAACACGTTTTATACACGTTTTCAACAAATAAAAATGCGCTTATCGCGCAAATCGATAGCACTATCCCCTTTTGATGTATAACTTGGAAAGCAAGGAGCGCAAAAGGCGGTCAGATACCCGCTGAAGCGTCTGCCCGCTTTTGCTTTGAGGTGTGAAACGTCGTGCTTCCGAGGTTTGTCTCGGGTGACTGTTTCCCTTCGCTGGTTCTTTTTTTCTTGCTGCTGCGGTCTTTTGGGAAACTTGTTTTCCTTAGTATAGCAGATTGAAAATTAAAAATGTCGCGTTTGTACCTCAATGTCGCGTATGTCGCCAAAGTTTACAATTTGGAAACAATTATGTAACACTTTAGAAACAGAATATGAAGGTACTGTGTAAGCTATTCCAATATTGCATGACACGCCATGCGCTTTTGTAATAACTGGTATTCAGATAGGCATAGAAACGAAAAAAGGCCAGCAACCGCAAGGGCTACTGGCCTGTTGATTAGTTAAAGCTGGAATAAAAACTCGTCTAGTGAGAAGCCATCTTTTTGATTTCCTCATGCAGCTTTTGATAAGCAATATCGAGACGTTGTTTAATTTCATTTAGTTCTGAGTGAAACGTGGGATATTCAAACGTCAACTCACGCGGGAAGAATGATAGCCTTGTTAATCTTCTTCTAATATGGTTCTCACGGATATTCTCTGTGTTGTTTGCGTAACTGCATTGAACTAGTGTGCCGCCATGACGAACGATAATCTCTTCAACGATTAGCGGTTCGCCGTCGCCGTCGACCTTGAAAACTCTATCGCCGATATGAATTGCTTTCTTTTCCTTGGAGCGCGGACACGTGATGTAGTCCTTGATGTCAACGAGAGATTTAACCTCTTCGAGTAGCTCGGCGCATGTCTCTTTGTTGCGCTTACCTATCCACGTGTCAAATGTAAACTTCGGATAAAGCGCGCCGATTAGGTCTAACGAGTTTACTTCCTCGCCCGCCCTGTTCATATCCTCTAGCTTTTCGAGCCTTTTAACGGCTTCTTTGCGCTTCTTTCTGTCCTTCTTCATGCTGTAACCTCCTACGGGTTGTCTAGCGGCCATAACGACCGCTAGGCGTTATTTATGCTGTCTTAGAATGGAATATCTGCGTCGTAAAACTCGGGTTCGGGTGCGCGTGGTGCGCCGTATGCGGGCGTATCTGCAACCTTCGCGGCTTCGGCGGCTGGTGATGTCACTTGCTGGCCACCTGCTCGACTCATTAAGTCGATTTCATCGACGATAACTTCTAGTTTGCTGCGACGGTCGCCCTCTTTGGTTTCCCATGAGCTGAAACGCAGCTTGCCTTCAATGGCGACTTTTGAGCCTTTAGAAATGAAGCGGGAAAGTGCTTCAGCACGCTGGCCAAAGACGATACAGTCCACGAAATTCGGTACGTCCTCCCACGCTCCCGTTTGCGGGTTCTTGCGACGATCATTAACGGCAACACCGAACGAAAGTATTTGCGTACCGCCCGCCGTGGCTCTAAGCTCCGCATCACGCGTTAGATTGCCTGTGATGTTAACTCTGTTGATGCTCATTACCACTCCTCCGCGTCAATCTCTGCCGCTGTGACAGTTGCTTCTACTTCTTGCGCTGGTGCTGGCTGTGATGCGTGTGCTGGCTCTGCTTCTGCCACTGCGTCGGGTACTGGGTTCATTTCCTGTGTAGGCATTTCGTCTGCGTCATAGAGAGCTTGGAATTGTGCGGGGAAGGCTTCGCGTAACGCCTGGACTACTGCAACTTTTCTAATCATGGTTGCTGGCTTTGAGAGCCAAATACTGCGTCCTTGGTCGTACTCCGCGAGTGATACCTCGGCGCGAGAAGGTACGGCACGATCTTTAATGCTTACTTCCGCCCAACCGCCGACGAGGGTTTCCGTGTCTAGCTTGAATGAACCTTCGCGATAGTTCACTTGGCCTTTAGCGTCAATGACGATAATTCCAGCTTTTAGGCCGTTAAACGCTGGGTTCTGCGTAGCGGTGCGCATAAAGTAATCTTTTGACACAATGACGCTAACGCTTTTACCTCCCTTCCCACTAAACACGTTCAAGTGTGCGTCTCCTGCAAGTGGGTTCAGTCCACGGGCACGGCAAATAGACATGAAGCGCACCGCGTCTTTTGGCTCAATTTCTGCGTTGCCTGTGGCGATGTATGCCGCGATTGTGGCGCGTGAGAGCTGGACTTCTACGCCGTCGTTTGCCGTGTACTTGATAATTTGGTCTGCCATGGTTTCTCCTTAACCGTTGTAACGTCGACCGTGAATATCGTTTTGCTTGCAGAATTGAATAAATGCCGCCTTAGAAGCCGCTGGAACGTCCACAATGAACGTAATGACTTCTTCTGCTGCTGGTACTGGTTGCGGCTCTTCCTGTGGCTCTGTGGCCGCCTGTGTGGGCTGTGGCGCGCTCTGTGGTTGCTCCTGTTGGCGTGCGGCTGCTTCGGCTGCTATGCGCTCTTGCTGCTCTTGCCACTGTCTCTCGCGCTCTTGCTGCTCGCGCTCGAGCTGCTCGGTTTTGTCACGCTGAATACGACGCTGTATCATCGCGGACATGGTGTTCTCAAACTCTAACGTTGAGAAGTAATCGCCCTTAACCTCGACACGCTCGCGGCCGTCCATTTCTGTTGCGTTGATGTTCTTGATGTCGTTTGCAACGCGGTCAATGCACTTGCGCAAATGCTCGACGGCTGCACGCTCGTTTGTTGAGCGGTTGAGCCACTTACCCTCTGCACCGAAACGCTTTAGTAGCAGCTCGAAGGGAACAAGCGCGGTTTGCTGGCCGTCCAGCGGCAAAGCAATATCGGGCGCGTATGTCTCATATTCCTCTTGAAGCGTGGCGCGGCGTGTGCTTTCCCACCTGTCCTCGTAATCGGTGATGTTGGACTTGTATGCTGCTTCTAGGGCTGTTAACTCGCCGATTGCTTCGGCTGCGTGTGCCTTGAAGCGGCTAATTGCGTTCTCTAGCGTTGAAGTCATAGACTTTCGGTCACTGTCGATTGCCGCAATTTCCTTGCGAAGCATGGCGCGAGCCGATTTAGCGTCCTTGTAATCAGCTTCATTCGTGATGTCGTGCGGCTGGTACTGCGCGGCGATTGTTGCAGCCTTGCTGCGTGCTTCTGCAAGCCATTTGTCGCCGTCTGTGAGCACCGCTGGTGGCTCGATGACTTCCGCCTGTACCTCGATTACATCGTTATTTTTTGTTGCCATTTTGTTTTAACCTCTCGTAGAATTTGGAATTTGCCCACTCTTCGCGGGCTTCTTCTTTGGTTGCTTTTGTCGCGCTCTCGCACCCGCAATAATCGCAGTGCAAGAAGTAACCGTGCGCCGTCTCTCGAACGCCGATGCCGTAGAACATGCCGCCGTTGTTCATGCAATGAGGGCAAATCATTAGCGTTTATCCTTTCCAAGCTCCAAGCCGACATAGACGAGGAAACCGCCAGCACACGCGCCGAATAGTGCGGTTATTGCGCCGTAGTAATAATCCCAGTCGCCCGTATTTGGTAGTGCTGCCTTCTTTGACTTCTTCGCTGGCTTTGCTGGCTCGGGCTTTGGCTCGGGGTCTGTATCCTGTGGCGTTGGCACTGGCTCGGGTGTAGGTGTTGGAGTTGGCGGTGTCTCGGGTTCTGGCTGTGGCTCGGGTGTTACTGGTTCGGTTGGTCGATTGTCACCGTTGCCGTTACCGCCGCTCTCCTGGCTTACGTACTGGTAGCGTGAGCTCTGCGTTGTCTCGCGGCTTTTTAGCTGGATAGAATTCGAGGTCGTCTCTGTTCCCTCGGTCTCGTAGTACATGAAGTACTGGTTGCCCTGGAAGTCAACGCTCGACAAGTCCCACGTGAACGTATTGCCGTTGATTACTGGCTCGGGAACGTTGATACGAACCCAGCTTGCAGGGTCAATGTTGCTGTATGCGTCCATATGAACGCGATATAAGCGGAATGAGCCAGGAATAATGCGTGTACCGTCCTGCGCGGTATCCTCGAGTACAACGTTAGTAAGTGACTCCGCTGCATGGTTGAGTCGAACTGACCACTCAACTGTTCCGTGGTCGGTCTTGACACCCCATTTGGCGATGACCTCGTGCTGGATAACGCCGTAATGCTTTGTCTCGAAGCTAGTCTCCACGACCTGTCCCGTGGCTTCGTCAATGAGCCTTAGCGTGGTTGTACCTGCTGCTGCGTCAGCCTTAACGTGTGCAGCAAGCCATAGTGTGCCTTGCACGTGGTCTTTACCCTCAACCCATGACGTGTAGGTGATCGTGACGCGTCCAGGAGTCACTTGCGCCGTTGCCATTACCTCGCCGTCTGGCGCGTAAATGTTAAAGCTGGCCGCGTTCGTGGCTGGAAAGTCGAGAATATCTGGAATAGCCAGTGAGAATGTATCACCCTCGTGGACTTCACCTTGTGCCTGCCAAGAAGCCGTCAAGTAGATGTCTTGGTTAGTGAATGCAGAGGTTAAGTCCTGCTTGTTTTTGTCGGTGACTTTGAAACTAGTAATTGTGGCCGGCACTGTCTGTGCCTGTGCGAGAGCTGGCACGCATACCAGCACCGCAAAGACGCAGATAGCCAGCCATTGAAGAATCTTCTTCATGGTTAAGCCTTTCTATTTGGTTTTGAAAAAAGGGAATTAAATAAATGCTGATTTAATTCAGCAAATCGTTAATTTTTCGGGATACGTAAATTGCAACTGGAGCAGTAACAGCTACCGCAAGAACGAAAAGAATAGAAGCAATAATAGCAATGATGAGTGACTCGATACCTTCCATTTAACCCTCCTAGCCGAAGAAGCCGCCCCAATAAAGCAGCAAGAAAGAAATAACCACGCTAGTCGCGAAGGTGTAGGCATTATGTGGCTCGCGTGGCTTGCCGTGGTTGATAATCTCGTAAATTAGCCCAAAGATAGCCATAACAAGCCAAATTATCTGTGGAATACCAAGGTTAATTGTCATTTTTCGCTCTCGCTTTCACTAATTCTTTTTCCAGCTCGTCATAAAGGGATTTATCGTCAATAATGCACTTGAACACGAAATCTTCCGCGAATTTCAACGCCGCTTCCGTGCCGTCATTCGCAATGGCGAGAAGCACGCTGTAAACACCCATAATGTATCCTCTGTGGTAGGCGTCCTCTCTGATAGCTTGCAAAAACTCAACTTCAAACGCTGCCGTGCCGTTTAGTTCTGCCATTTGCTCTCCTTCAAGTTTGCCGCGCCGAAATCGACGGTAACGTATGTCGTATCCTTGCAGCGCGAACGTGGTAGCTTTGTTGCCTTCAGCTCGATTACTTGCGCGTCGTCCTCGTACGCTACGCCATTCAGCCCGTCAAGTACGAGCTTCTCGATGTTGTCTATGTCGGGTTTGTGTGTGTCATGCTCGAATAGAACACATTTTGGCGTGGTCTTTGGCAGTGATCGTGCGGCCTTGATGTAAATGCGTACGGGCTGGTTACGCTCCGCCTTGAATGGTTTGTGGTAGCACGCTTCGCGGTACGCGTCGGCTACTGCCTTTTTGTCGGCTCTGTTACGCGCCGTGTCGTATACAAAGCCGTTACCCGTTCTAGGGCGTTGCAAGCCGTGGACGAACGGCAGGGTAAATTCGATTGTCATCGCTCCTCCTTCCACGCCAGCTTCTTGTAATGTGCGATTGCTCCGTTAAACTCTTTCTCGCAATCTTGCAAGGGAACGTAATTAAACTTATAACCAGCACTCAAATATCCGACAATGCACTCATGCTTTGCTTTCAACGCTTGCAAGTACAGTTCATCTGCTGTTGGCTTGCGTCCGGTCACAATGGGAATGCGATAGTTCCAAGTGTTAGGCTTCATCGCTATCACCTAGACTTTCAAGCTGCTCAGCGATACGCCCTAATTCAACGTAAGGGTTAACGCCTATCGAAGTAGCTTCATCTTCTAAGACATGCTTAATGCACTGCGCAAGCGATTTGATTGTTACGGGTTGTTTATGCGTGAGTTCAGACGGTAGAAACCTAGCACACTCACCGTCTAGGTAAGTATCAATAAGAACGCCGCTACTCTTAAAGCTAATACCGTTTACCACCCATTTCTTGCCATAATCGTCAAATACGGTATCTCCAATATTAATAACTTGACCGTCTTTATTAAGTGGCAATGTAATCATGTTAGACGTGTCGCATAGGTCTGATAAGCGGGTAAAAATTGCGTCAATATCTTGTTCATATGTCGTTACGGTTGGCAATTCCTCACCAATAACCGCATAGTATAAGTCACCTAAGCCCTCGCATTTATTCAACCTTTCAGCGGTTGCCTTACGCTCTTCTTTAGTTAGCATTGTTGCCCCTTTCGACTAGTAGAATTCGCGCTCCAATCCAGCGCATAACCGGCACTGCCATCGAGTTCCCGAGCATTTTGTAACGCTGCGTATTGCTTACAGGCTTACCGTTTGGCATAGAAACGGCTGTCCAGTCGTCCGGGAAGCCCTGCAAACGCTCGCATTCTCGCGGGGTCAAATGCCGCGGCGGCGTTAGTGATATTAGCGGTGCTTCTGCCTTTGCGTGTTCTGTGAGTGTAGGTGCAAGCTCCTCGTAACACGCAGCCTTTGAGTGGTGGTTTCCGCGGCAAAAAATAGTTGGTCTAGCACTCGTGCAAATGGTCGGCGATATATCGGTTTTAATCAATGCTCCTTTGCCCCCCCTTCCGCAACCTTGGCGGACTTGCAGGGTGTATGTGCTTGCTTCTCTAAGGCTTCCTTCATCGGTAACGGGAGAGGTCGCCCGACTTTTTCGCAGCGTCTTAGGATCCCTTGACATGCTTTCGCGGTCAAAAAGTACCGCGACGGAACTGTCGTCTCCAAGATGTCCGACAACATACACTCTTCGGCGTGCTTGGGGTACTCCGAAATATTGAGCGTCAAGAACTCGCCAAGACAGACAATACCCGAGTTCAGCCAGGGCGACGAGCAGGCATCGGAAATCTTCCCCTTGCGATGACGAGAGCGCGCCTGGGACGTTTTCCCACACGAGCCAAGTTGGCTTAACTTCTCGAATACATCGGACGTATTCCCACATAAGACCGCTTGCGCCGTTAAGACCTTCGCGGTTTCCTGCGATTGAGAAGGACTGGCAAGGACTTCCACCGACGACGATGTCGACATTTCCACGGTAATTGCTCCAATCAATAGAAGAAACGTCCCCGAGGTTGGGAACGGTTGGATAATGTGCGGCTAAGACAGCCGACGCATATTTGTCGATTTCTGCAAAGGCTACGGGCTTAAAGCCGAGAATTCGCCATGCGCATGACGCTGCTTCTATGCCGCTAAAAATGCTTATGTACCGCATTATTCGCCCCGCTTTAGAAACGACGGGTTCTCGCTGTATAGCAGGTAGCCAATGAGTACAAGAGCGGCGAATACGAGAAGATCGTACGCAATAATAGACACCGTCGCGTCGCCACCTGTTGCGATAACGACAACGCAAGCCGCCGCAAGCACGCCGAACGTGCCTTTAAGTAAGTTCTTCATTTTCTAACCCCAATCGGGCATAAAGTAGATTTTTGTTAATCAGCCATTTTTTTCGCAGCTTCACCGCTGGAAGCTCGCCCGTCGCACACATGCGCTCAACAGTGCGTTTGTTCATTCCCATTAGTTCCGCGGCTTCTAGCGCGCTAAGAAGCTGTTTACTGGGCAGATTCTTCGTTTCCGTACGCATAACGCGTGAAGAAGTACGTTTGACCCTTGCCGGTTACCTTTGGCGTGCGGCTGATTGTCACGCTCCCGTCGGCTTTGTGAACGGCTGTTTCTTTAATGCGAAATAGTCCGAGTTCCATGGCTCGCTGTGTAGGTACGTTCCAGTTGCTACCAAAACGCCCTAAATAACCGTCGGAGCGCAACCACTCGAACAGTCGATTTTGCCCGACCTCAACGCCGTTTTGGCGCAGCATTTTAGCCAGCTCACCGACTAAACATGTGCCGTCCGCCGCGGCTACTGCGTCGGCGAAACGTGCTTTTGGCGCGAGCTGGTCTATTAGCGCGTCTTTGCGCTTGATAGCGTCGTTGGCCACGATGAGCGCGCGTGAGAGCAGCTCTTCGTTTGTCTCCGTACCGTTCACGGCGATATAACCACCGTTCGCGCGGATTGCTGGTAACACCTCATGTGTTATCCAGCGTTTGAAACTTCTTGCTTGTGGGATTTTTGAGCCAAGAACGGCTGTATATAAGCCCGGCTCGTTAATAATTGCGACGCGCTGCATGCCGCCGCGGGTACGCATTACCTGCGTATCCTTTTCGTCCGCGTCTAATCGACGCGTCATATCCGACGGCATACGATAACCGAGCGCGTCGGAAACGTCGCGAGCAACAAACCAAGGGTTGCCGCGACTGTCGGCGAATGCTGTAAGCTCGCCGAATTCTTCGGAATAGAAGAGTTGTATACTCTTATCGCCCATATTTTCTCTACTTTCTCGGGCATGCCCTGTTTAAGTTGCCGCTTAAATGGGGCTTTTACTTTGAATAGACACAATGTCCAACTTCCCTGCAATTTGTCCAAGTCGCGTTTCTCAAATTGCAAAGCACTTTTATTGATCCTTTCTCTAACTCGAAGGCTTTTAGAACAAACGTGCAAGTGTTCGGGTTGCGCTTCTCCTCTCGTAGCGCGTCGAAAATCGTTAGTTGCTGTGGCATTTATGCCATTTCCCGAACGCCTTTGCCGCGGCGTTCGCACTTTCGAAGCTGCCGAGCAGCCACGTGTTGCCGCTATCCTCTCTCACGTAATAACTGTCATTGAAACGGCTTTTTGTTAGTCGTGCGTTGCCGTGACGCATTACCGTTTTATACGCTGGCTGTGCGTTCCCTGCGTCTGCCGCATAGCGGTTGCGAGGTTGCCATACGTACTGCCAGGGCGCACCTGCATTCTGTGGTACTGCCATGTTTACTCCCAACCGACCAACTCTTGCGGTTTGACGTTCAGAGCGTCCGCGAGGTTGTAAATCGTTCTAACCGTAGTGTTTATGTTCTGCTGTCTCCCGTTCTCTAGTTTTTCGATTGTCGAAATGTTTACCTTGCTTCTGCTTGCAAGTTCAGCGCGAGAGATATTGAGCCTTGCGCGTTCAGCTCGCAAGTTCTGCGATAGGATTTCTCCTTTCCACACGTTAATTTCTCCTTACTTTTTGCAACGAACATTTTATTTAACTTTTTTATTGTGGTTAGTCGCCACATACAACATATAGTCGTTGGTGACTAGTCCCCCACTACTTCTAGTGGTATTTTTCTTTCAAGGTACTCTGTTCACTAGGTGAACAATAACATAATAAAATATCAAAATTTGATATTCAAGTATCAATTTTAATTATTTGAATATCTTGTGAAGATTGTTTATAATCGCTGCTTAGAGGAGGTATCGAATGCGTAAATTTGATTTGCAACTACGAGCGTTACGTACCAAGAAGGGTTTAACGCTCACCGAACTAGCCGAAAAAATCGGCTCAAATTACCAAGCCGTCGGACGTTGGGAACGTGGGACGACCGAGATTACATTAGGCGACGCGCTAAAAGTATGTCGTGTTTTAGACTGCACGCTTGACGAACTTGTGGGCTGGGAAAGCACACCTACAATCAAAGAGCAAGAAAAACGCGCGTTTGAGCTGCATAATAAGGTACAACAGGCAATAGAAGAATACCAAGCGTAAAACGGTATGCGAATGTCAACGAGCGCATAAATAGTTTTACTAGTTTTCGCGGGGGGGGGTGGCGTTAATTTTCGTTGACTTTATTTTGGCAGTTGATTTGTAAGTAAATAATGAATTAGGGGTGCTGTTATGTCAGAAGTCCAGGAAGCAACACAAAAGACGCTGCAAACAAGAAAGCAGCAATTCAAGAACACTTCAATAGCAACGTTTGTGCTTGGTGTAATCGCGTACGCGCTTAACGCAGCGTTTGCGGCTCGTATCGCGGAGGAAATGTCACTAGCTCAGAGAGTGCCTACACACACAATCGCACAAAGTGCGATTGCCAATTACGCCGCTGGTTCACAGATTGCCGCGATCGTGGCTGGTGTGTGCGGTGCTGTTTGCCTTTGTGCAATTCTGCTCTGGTTCGTTGCCGACTTGCTCGAAATCGCAAAGCGCGAAAATGCTTAACTTGCAAAGTGTATATGCCAACTCGCCGCACGAGGTTTGCACGAGTTTTACACTTTTTGGAATATTTTTGGAATATTTTTGGAATTTTCCAAAGAAAAATAGCCGCACAAGGCGGCTACGAGGGAAAACGTGGTGCCAGCAACCGGGTTTGAACCGATGACCCCCGCTTTACGAGAAGTGCCCAAAGTGCGACATTCGGGTATTTATGCGACAAAACGAATTGTGAAAAATCGGCGTTGACCTCGTTAACTGCGACTTTCCAAACCACGGAGTGTTACACTAGCGTTACAGTTTTTGGAATTATTTTGGAATGTTTTTGGAATAATTCCCGAGAGAGGATATATAAACAATGAAACTATACGTTAGGAAGGTAAACGGGAACTGGTGCGCCCGTGTCGTGTGGTTTGTGAACGGCAAACGCCACGAGAAACAAAAGACTACACCGTACGAATGCAACGAAGAGGATAACCGCGGCAAGAAAGCAGCCGAAGAGTACGCCGCGGCATGGGCGCGGAAGCTCAACATTTCCGACAAAGGCACGAGCAACGGCGCAACAATGACACTGTATGCGTATTGCCGCGCTCACTATGCTACCCTGCAAGCTATGGGACACATTGAAGGACGTACCGCCGCAGGTTACAAAACAAGCCTAAACTACCTCGACCAATATTTCGGCGAAAAGAAAATCGGCGAGATAACAACGGCGGAAGTCGAGAGCTTTATACAGTGGCTCACCGAGCGCGGGTTGAGTAATAACACGATCAAGAAAACGTTTAACGTTCTTCATCACTGCGTGCGTCAAGCTGTCGCGGTACGAGATATTGAGTGGGACTATTGCGCGGCAATCAAGCCGCCTAAACGCCAACTGCCGCCGCCAAACCCACTTGACGAGCCTTCGCGTAAGAAGCTGTTGTTTATGCTCGAGAACCTCGAGAAAACGCCTTACGTTGTCGCGTGTTACCTCGCATACTATACGGGTATGCGTCGCGGCGAGATTTGCGGCCTGCGTTGGTGCGACGTTGAACTTACGCCCGGAAGCGAATACATCAATGTGCGGCAAGCGGTGAGTATTGAAGAAGGCGGAACGTACGTCAAACTGCCTAAGACGAACAAAGAGCGTCGCATACCCATTTCCGCGAGCCTTGCGGCTATCCTCAAAGAACGCCGCGCGTCGCTGTTAGAAGATTGTATGCTTTGCGGTATTTCGTTCGAGCCTGCAATGTTTGTTTGTGGCGATGTCGAAGGCCACTACCTACACCCAAGCCCGCTGTCTAAGTGGTGGCAACAGCACGCGAAAGAATGGGGACTCATGGGAACGCAGAAACGCCGCCCCGTGTTCCACGATCTGCGCCATACGTTCGCGACAATCGCCGTTCGAGCAACCGACCCGAAGACGGCACAAGATATTCTCGGGCACGCGGATATCAACATGACGATGCGATACGCCGACACCACAACCGAGCAATTAGAGAAAGCCCGAAACCCTCTAGCGTCCGCATTAGGCGAAAGCAAGGACACGGGCGCGAAAATCGAGGAATTCCCGAGAAAAGCGGCTAATTTCTAGCGTTTGCGTTTGTGCTGGTAAATGAGCCGCTCTAAGGCGTTTTAAGCCACGCAAAAATCGAAGTCGAGTAAATACCCATAAAAATACCCTCAACCACACGGGCGAGGGTATTTATTTAGGCGTTCGTCTTAGGCATAAAAACACCCGCTAAGTTTGCTAACGAAATCGTTAAGCCTAGCGGGTTCAGCACGAATATTATAGCAAATCGAAATAAAAAATTAGGGCTATGCGCTATACACAGCCCGTATAAAGAGCAAGTAACCGCTCTTTTTTTTAGTACGTCCATTATACTAAATTGGCATAAAAAAAGAACCCCTCCTGCCGAAGCAAGAGGGGTTACAAGTCTAGTCTTGCACTCTTCCGAGCAGCTCTAGACGTATTACTTAACGCCCGAGATATAGCCGTCGTCGTTCGTGGTTACAGTAATGTCACCTGTGAGCAAACGGCCATCTTTATCGAACGCACAAATGTTATCCGCGCCGACCTCGTACAAGCCATCGACTACACACGAGCCGTCGGAACGCAGATAATACCAGTCGTTATCCAGTTTGAGCCAACCTGCGGCCATGCGTCCTGTCTCGTCGAGATAATAACGCTTACCGTCGCGCTCCTGCCAACCGGTGGCCATGCGGCCATCAGACAGAAGCATATACCAGCCGTTATTGTACTCAAGCCACTTATCAGCTTCTAGTGCGCCGTCATCGCCGAAGTACCACCAGTACTTCTCCGAGCCGCTCCAAGAAGCGAATACCCAGCCTGTGAGCATCCAACCGGATTCATTGAAGTAGTACCACTTATCGCCGACCTTGTACCAGCCGACGGCGTACTCACTCGCACTCTCGCCGGTCTGATACCACCAGCTGCCCTTGCCGTCTGTGTGCCAGCCAACCTCAGAGCTTGAGCGTGTGCCAGTCATGACCTCGTACCAGTAACATACGCGCTCCATAAAGTGAGCGTTCTGAGAGCCAGCTAGCTCGCCAGGACAAGCGGTTGCGGCAATCTGATTGTGCGGTCGAACATTACCACCCCAGCGAGGATAGCCAAGTCCATACTTAATGAGCAACGCAGCAACAAGATGCGCGCCGCTCTCTAGAGTAGCTTCAGAGACAGTCCAGGGCGATGTAGAGTTGTTCGCATGCTCAATGGAGATACTCTCGCAATTAGCAACCCAGCGACCACACGCCCATGCGGTGTTGCTCTCCAGTACGTGCTGGGTGATAGTGCCTGCACCGTCCACAGAATAGTGCGCGGATTGTGCCTGCATTCTGTCCCACATAGCTGTAATGGCTGCACCGTCTAAGCCTGTGGCAGCTTCATGGTGTACCACAATATACTGCACGGAACGACCGTCTCGCCCAGCTGAATATGCAGACGTTGGAATATACGCGTCAGCGGTAATCTCGCCAGAAAAATCAGCCATTAGTGTGTCTCCTCGGTTAAAGGGCTCACACTTGGTTTGTCGTATGTCATTGCACGATCACTATCGCTTAATCCCTTGGTTGTTGGGTCAACGGTTACGCCAATAGCACCCAAGACCGCCACAACTACAGTGCCAATCAAGTATGGATTGCCGATGAACTTTACGAACACATCAGCCAAGCTACCCCATGTTGTGAGGTCAGAGTAAGCCAGTCCGAGGTATGCCAGGATTGGACTCATGACAATTCCAGCCATGCCCAGCCACCATGCGGGGTTATGTAGACGTACTTTCCAGTTAATCATGTTTACTCCTTAAACGATTTTTAGTTGTCGGTAATTACTTAGTGTGTACGCGCCTGTTCTAGGCGTTCCAGCCGTCCCGCCTGGTTTCTGGTCACATCCTCGACCACTGCCAGACGGGTGTCATGAATAGAGAGGGCATCGCGGATATTCGTGATCGTCTCATCGGTGCGTGCCATATAAGCCGTAAATGCTTTCTGTGTGTCGTCTAAGTCAACCTTGAGCTGCTTCACACCTTCTTCGATGCGCACCAAACGCATCGCGTCTTCCTGGCTTGCACGGTTCATAGCCTTAGCGCCATTGATGAGTGTTAGCACCATGCCAAGAAACGACACCGCAGCGACAATCTGCTCGAATGTTAGTGGGTTCATCCTTCCACCTCCTACTCGAGACTCTTAGGAATGATGGGAACGATGCCAGAACAATAACCGCTCGACCAGTTATAGAAATACACGTGGCCATCGCCGCCGCCAGCTGCACCAAGCCAAATTTTTGCGGCATTGTTGCCGCTCTGCGTAGCAAGTGGAAAATAACCATCATGAGCTGGTAACAGGTTATCTGGAATCTGTTCTGTGGTCGTGTAGGTTGCGTTGCCGCCAGTGAGATAACAATCGAGGTACATCACACCACCGCGCACACAATAACGAACACGCACGGAAGAATTGTTGACTAGATCAGTCCAAGGCGTGAACTTTAGCAGCTTGACAAGGTTGTCCGTATCAATAGACACGACTCCATTTGGTGCTGAAATCCCCAATGTTTTCTGTCCAAAATCATAATCAGTTCCAATAAAGCCGTTATTGGCTTGATCGTGTGATTTTGCTCGAAAATAGAACTTTGGAGCGTAATGGTATTCCATGGTCCTAGACTCAAAGTCAAAGCAATCAGTGGACAGAGCTGTTGAATTGTCTGAAAAGTCCTGAATAAAGCCAGAAGAAATGCTTAAACTTCCACTTGCTAATCTAACGCCATTTTCCTGGAATGATGCCACTTCAGTAGTACCTTGTTTGAGCTTCATACCTTGAGCATCGATTGTGGTATGCATGCCCGCTTTATCACCAACATGTGCGCCGTCTGCATCGTGTGAGAATGTGTTGGTCAAATTCGCAACCGTGCTCTTGGCTTCACTAGCGTCGCTTTGCGCCTTTGTGGCCATAGTTTTCGCCTCCTTCGCTGCTGTACTAGCGTTCTTTGCGTCTGTGGCTACATGGCTCACTTCCTCCGCTGCCTTCTCAGCTTTAGCCGCAACAGTCTCAACTTTCTCAGCTGCCGCTGTTGCTGTGGTTGCTACGTCTGCAATCTTCTCTGTGGCTGCGTCAGCCTTCTTCTCAACTGCTACCGCTTTCTCCTCGACTGCTGCAACTTTGATAGTTGTTGTAGCTGCGTCTTTGGCAATATTCCTGGTTGCATTAGAAAGAGAAGTAACACGCTTTGCAATGCTTTCCTGCGCAGACTCTTGTGAGCTCGTAGCCCCCTTTGTCAGTGTTGCAGTAATTGCGCCAAGCTTGAATTGAGTTGCGGTTGGGTTAGTGAGGTTGATTGTGCGACCTGAACAGATCATGTAACGCTCAATGCCATGCGGCTCACTCTTGACGAATACACGGTCTAGGAAGTCAATGGGTAGTGTTTGCTCATTGAGATTGTGCAAGTCGAATGCTGATATCTCGATAGAATCATCAAGCTTACCAGCTGCAAGGTCAGCAACAGCCTTGTCAGCAAGTGCTTGTGGCTTATCCAAGTCATAGGATATTGTCTTTTCAATGCGTCCGTGCTTCTCAGCCGCTGTCATATCGACAACTGCATCGTCCTGGATGGCAAAGCCAAATGGAACGTAAGCGGTCTCAGCTGACACGTTGACCTTACGCTCATCCTCACCTCTACCAGTCTTACCAACGGGGACAATGGCCGTGTAAATGTCTTTGCCGTCTACCTGTGTATCGAGGTCAAGAAGGTTACTGCCTAACTCTACTCTCTGAGTAGCTTCTGCTGCGCCTGTATCTGGCAGCCAGTCGATAATAGATCCTGTTGCGTCATATCGCACACGCAACCAGCCGCCGCACGCTTTCTCGAGTTTGTCGCGCATCTCTTTGAGTGTTGCGGGTCCAGTGCCTGTGCCACGTTGCAGCTTGCCATAATTCGCGCCAGCGTTAACACCAATTCTGAACTTCTCGCACGCATTCATGACGTGTGAATTATGCTGCTCAATGAACCACTCAAATAGCTTATTAGCTTCAGCAGGTGCGTTGATGTCGCACTCAATCTCATCGGTGTCATAGGTCTTGTAAGGTCTGACGGTAGTGTCATTAAGGTACGCCATAGCGCCCTCGCAGGTAAGCTTCTTACTGCCGTCAAACTCCATTGAGATTGCTCTGACACGCCCTCTAAAGAGCACAAGATTAGTCTCAACCTCAAGCAACTCGACCTCTCTGTTGGGAAGCATCACTGTGTCACGGTTAAAGCTATCCCAGAGTGGATGGGTCGGTTGGATAGTAAGAGAAAGAGTCGGGGACTGTCCCGACTCTTCCTTTAAGGTACCAGCTGAGATTTGAGTGTCTGTACGCGGGTCATGAAGCACACTACCTGCATACTTCAAGATGTACATTTAGGCCACCCTCTCCCACATATAAACCGCGCGATATGGTGGCATGTTGTTATGTGGCTGACCTCCACCAACCGCGTCAACCTGGAAGCGGTAATTGGTATACGTATCGGCCGAACGTGCTGTCCACTGACTACCGCCGCCGTTATCGGTGCCGTAGTGCATGCTAGTGTCATGGCTGTGGCTTGGCATCTCGTTAATGGTTAGCGTGTGAGTATCCTCGCCGCCTGTTGAGCCGGCTGGGAACTTCTGCGACTGTGCTAATAGGAATACGCCATTGAGCGCCTGCCATGTGCCGCCCAGGAATGTAGATGGGTCGGTTGGCTTAGTGCTCTGATAGATTGCTCCTACCGGAAACATTGCGTCCAAGAGGTCAAAGTTCTTGGCTAGGTCCTTAATAGTCTGTGTAACATCATCTGTCACGTCCGGCTTTGTAAGTCCAAGCCTTGCTGTTTTAGTACTCATTAAATGTCCTTCCACTCGAACTTGAGTGATACGTCATTGCCTGGATGATTTTCGTTGTCGCCGACATACATATTGTTTTGCCATGCGCCGCGAACGCTCTCCCACGTCTTACCTGTGTAAGCTTGCCATTTAAGGCTCTTGAGCCTGTTCTGTCCTGCTCTTGCAAGGTAGCTTAGCGTGAGCCCGTCAAAGCGATTCCACTTATCACCTGCATAGTCACGCCACAAGGCTGTGCCATAGTCGGGTGTGGTGTTCACCGTGATTGTGTTCTTGCCATTGTGGAGACGAGCGGAATCGCTCGACCATACGCCAGGACTTAAGAAGAAGCTCGTACCATTGATGTTTACGATTGCGCTCGCCTGCGTGGTAATAACCGCTAGAGCATCATGCGCGGGACCGTCAACGATATAAGACTTGCCAAGCTCGCCATTAAGCAAATACTCGACAATACCCTTGCTCTTGTAAGGCTCACATACAACCTTTACTTTGAGCGCCATGCCTTGCATGAACATCTTCTGAGTGTCAACTTCAAAGCGCCCGTGATATGTATAACCTTCATCCCAGGACAACTTAAAGTCATACGCTCTGCCATGTAAGAAGTTACGCAGCTTAGTAAGAGACTGCTCAATCTCTGTCCAATCAAGAGCGACATTTGGATAGCAGGTAAACTCGATTGTGCGCTTACCAAATAGCGGACGGTGAGCAAACCACTCAGAGAGGTCTAGAACGCCATCAGCTCCTGGAATTGTGACTTGCATTGTCTTTGGCGCGGGTGGTGTATCAACGTAGTCTGTCATGATCATGTTGAATGTCTCGCAAAGCGGTGTGCCATCTACATATATCTCGAGGTTCATCGACTTGCCACCACCTTGTAAGCACCCAGGTTAGCGTCAACGTATGGAGATACGACACCGCCAACAAGTCTTGCATCCATATAGAGCTTCATGTTCTTAAGGTCATCACGCATGTTCCTAATCTCAGCAACGACAGCGCTCTCATGGTTAGACTCATTCATTGCGTCAACCATGTAACCCTTAATGTTGTCGATTGGAAGAATCGCTTCTGGACCTGCTTCACCGCCAACCATGGGACGTGAGCCATTCATGCCAAACATCGTTGGCTTAGTTAGAATGCCGCCCTCTGCGTACCATTCAATACTGAAATGCGGAACAGAAGGTGGAACAATCGAAAAACCGCCGGAGATGTGGAGATAAGGAAGCTTGATGTGTGGTAACTGGATAACAAGACCAGCAAAAAAGCTCTTAATCTTACCAGGAATGCTAGAAATAAAGCTAACCATGTTATTAAAGTTGCTCTTGATGCCGTCACCAATCGAATAGCAGAAGTTCTTCCATGCAAGGAATGCGGCTGTTCCAAGTGATAACGCAGCTGCAATGCCGCTCATGCCATTGTGGACAACTGTTGCTAGTCCCTCAATAACAGGTCTAAGACCGCCACAAATCTCACGGACAGTAACGCCAAAATTAGCTGCGTCACTACCAGCATTGGACATATCGTCACCCATATCCTTAAAGAGAGGGGTAACAGACTGAATACAGGCTGTGAGGTCCTTTGCAATCTGGTCAATTAGTGGCTGTAAAGCGTAGAAGACACCATTAATGGTATCAATCAAGAAGCTCAGAACGCCATTTAAGCCTTCCATTGCACCACGAACAAGCGGCAGCACACTAACACCAAGCTCCATGAGTGGCTCAATAAATGGAGTAAGCACATTCAAAATGTTCGAGAGCAAGTCCATAAAGAACTCTAAAGCTAGTGACACCTGCTCCATGTTGGCCTTGAAAATACTGTTGACTTCATCCAGAGCGTTCGTGTTCTCAATAATGTTGTTGAACGAATCGCCAACGCCTTTTGCAAAGTCTTCAATGGAGCCTATAAGTCCCTCAAGAGAATCAGCAACGCCATAGACATCAAAGCCTGTTGTATCGATAAAGTCACCGATTACAACTTGGTTGTCAGATAAGAAAGACTCAATAGATCCTGTCAGCTTTTCTGCAACACTTGCTCCAAGGTCTTTGAGGTCTGTTGCCTTTGCTGCGCTCGTAAACGATGAGAACATACCAGACGCGATTGACTTAAAGTCCAAGCTCTCAACAACAGCAGCAAGCATGTTGCCAAGTTCCTCACCAATGCCCTTTGCAACATCTGGCAGCGCCTTAAAAAGTCCCTTGGTAATTCTGACGATTGTTGGAATGAGGTTCTTTGCAACCGTTCCGATAGACTTCAGAAGCTTCTCAGACATGCCTTCAATGTCGCCATTTGGGTCGGCGATGGCCGTGAGCCAGTTCTCCCAGGAAGCCTGCATCATCTGAATAGAGCCTTGGATGGTCTCTGCTGCTTCTTCAGCAGAGTTACCCATAATGCCTTGCTGCTCCTGGATGTCATGGATTGCCTGGACGATGTCGCCGTACTTCTCAATCGTCAAGTCACCAGCACGGCCTTGCGCTTTCTCAAAAGCGTTAGCGTCTGCAATAAGACGCTCCATCTCTTGCTTTGTACCACCATATCCGAGCTTCAAGTTGTCAAGCATCGTGTAGTTCTGCTTAGCGAAGCCTTGATATGCGTTCTGAATGTCTTGGAGATTAGAGCCAAAGATTGACGCATTATCGGCCATGTCTGTAATTGCCATGTTGCCCGCACGAGCCGCCGCAACCACATCACCGCCAAAAGACTGCTTGAGCGCTGCACCCATACTGTTGAGCTGATCCATGTACTGGTTCATTGAGACACCAGCGATAGCATAAGCTGCCTGTGCATTAGCCATGACTTGGCTTGACGCTTCGCCAAAAATCTTCTCAACGCCACCAGAGAGCTGCTCAAAGTTTGCATACGCGTCAAGGGATTGTTTACCTATAGCAATCATTGTTGCACCGATTGCTGCAACTGCCGCGGTAACTCCCAAGGCAGCTGTCTTCATACCGTCAAACGCGGCTGTCGCTACGCCTTCATTAAAACCTTTTGTCGAGGGAATGACAGAGACATAAGCAGAACCCACTTCTGCGTTAGCCATATTCACCTCCTAATTTAACGTGAGTCCCACCAGTCGTTAAATTGACTGATTGGGATTGGGTCCTTGCCGTAGACCTCCTTTTTGACACTCTCAACGCCGGGGCGTGTGAGTGGCTTAGGCTTAGGCTGCTTCTTGGTTGTGTTAGCAGACGAATACATCCATGTAAGCTGGCTTATCTGGTCTGAGAGCATTGCAAGAAGCTGTGGAACAATCTCCTGCGACTCCCAAAGTGCATAGTCAATGTCATCCGGATGTGTTGCCTTCCAAAGTGCTGAAGTCTTAGGCAAGTTTTGGATAAAAGAAAAGAGCGCCCTAAATGTAAGGCGCTCTCCAAGGTCATCTAATGTGAAGCCTGTGAGTGTCATGAGGTCGTATTCAAGCTCTCCAGTATGCTTAAGAATCACCTGCGAGAGCCAAACTATTCCCCCGCTTCAACCTCACCAGCTTCAACACGCATCTTATTCCACTCAGACATGATGGAAGACAGATCATCAATACTAAGCTTCTCAACCTCAACAACATAAGGCTTCAAGAAGCTCACGAACCACTTCACTGCTTCCATGCTAGAAGCTTCAGCATTATCAAGAATGCCAACACGCTCAATGTCTGCAAGGGTCAGCTGGAGAGGGATATGACACTCTGCACCGTCAACGGTAATATCAAGCGTCTTGTGGGAGGTTGAGAAGTTAAGCATTATCGAGTCACTACTCCATCATCGGTAAGGATATAGATACTGTTGCCCTGTGCGTCTGGCTGGCACTTCAGCTCAACTGGAAGTGTTACAGCTTCAGCAGACTGGAAGTTCATCTCTGATGGTGGAATAGCCTGTCCGCGAGGAACGATAATCATCATCTTCGCAGCGCCATCCTTCAGCTTGAAAACCCACTCGCGAACCTCTGGAAGTCTTGCGCCGATTGCAATCTTCATCTGAGTGCCACGAGTAGAAGTTGCAGCGGTAACGGTTACTGCATCCTTACCAAACGCGCGAGTCGCTGCACGCTCGGACATCTCAAGCTCAGTGAACTTGACCGTACCATCGAACTTCTCCAGAAGCTGACGAACATTAGCGCCGTTTGCTTCTGTAATGTCCTTGGTAGAGTAGTCGGTAGATAGAGCAATACCGTCGCTGGAGATATAGCCAGAGTCCTTGAACGCAGCATTAAGAGCAGCATTTAAGTCTGTTGGGATTGGAGTTCCAACTGGAGCGTCCAGGACAGCGCCAGTAGTAGCCTGATCTAGTGCGCCAACAAGTACTTTACTTGCGTCAACTGCCATAGTTAATTCCTTTCATCTTTGATATTGACTGACATAGAGAATGTGACCTGCCACACGACAAAATCGCCTTCCTGCTTGCCATAACTAAATACGTTTGGCGTGAAGACGGCATTGATGTTTCTATCTGTTGGCGGGGTCACTTTAAGAGCAATAGCAATCTCATGAGCAACCTGCTCAGAGCGTGCGCTGCTCCTCGTCCATATTGATATGGTGTATTCAGGGGAATCGTGTGGATAGTCCATCTCGCCGCCTGTGCGGTCAACAAGAAGGAACTCATCTGGAGTGTTCTTCTGAACTTCGGTTGAACATGGCAAACCGATTGTGGTATGTGCCCACTTAATAACGTGCTCCATTGAACTGAATATCATGATTACCCCCTAGCTGCCTTTTGCAGCGTGTTATGCAGAGCATTAGAGTTGATTGCGTGTACGCTTGCTGTATGAACTACGGCATGAGCACGGTTCTTTCCAACTGTGACTTTTACGCCATAATCTTGAGCGCCATACATGGAAGCGGCGCGAGCTCGTATTTTCTCTGCACTCTTACGTAAGACTTCCTGCGTCTTAGAGCCAGTCAAGATTGATGTCAGCTTGTTAGCTTTATAGATCATCTTGACTGTGCCGCCAGCGTTAGAAGCCGTGAACTGCCTAGCCATCAACAACTCCAAGCGGTACTAAGCAGCTCCATTTCCAACCTTTCGGAATCATCTGTTCTGGGAAGTCAACCGGAGCGCCGACAACGTTAAACCAACGTTTGCCATCCGGACTGACTTGAGCACGTCTAAGACGCTCAGCCCAGCCACGAGGGAAATAAGCAGTTGCTGTGACTTCAACGCCTTCAGGTCTGCTCACTTCTAAATCCTTTGGTTGAAATGGCGCAAAAAGACATCCAGGAACGCTTATTGGCTCTGAATACGTAAATGACTCATTGCCAAAGCGGTCGGCACCAGATGACGTGCGCTCCTTAACAAAGAGCGTCATTGTTGGCTTCATTAGTCCTCCTTTGGAAGAGGGTTCGCAAATACTGCGTACCCTTCATCTACTCCAAGAAGTGACTTCTCAAATGATGTGAAGTAGATGTCTCCTGTTGGATTTGAATACGACACCGAGCCGCCAAAAGGTGAAGCAGTCCATGACTCAGACTGTACGCCAATTGGTGTTTCTGAACCGGCTTGAAGCACTCGAATTGCCACCTGGCAAACGACAAGCTTCAGAACAGCTGGGTCCTTAGACTCAACATCGCAAAGAGAGCCAACAGCAGCAGAAATAAGGGAGAGCAGGTTCTCCGCTCTCCCTTCATCTGTTGCTTCTAAGGTTGGAAACATTGCTTTTAAGTCGCTTAGAGTTGCGAAGGGCTTAATCTGCCCTGCCATGACTAAGCACTCTTAAGAACTGCGAAGCCCTTAGGGTCGATGACTGCGTAAGAGTAAACAACCTCTGCGCGGTAAGCCACCTGGCCAAGACGCTTAAGGTCGCCAAGTCCATCTGGGTCACCAGTCTCGATGGTCTCAATGTTGATGTCACGGACAATGCCCCACTTAATAAGGTTAAAGTCGCCCATAACAGCGAGGACCTTGGTTGCAGTCTTAGCAAGAGTACCAGAGACTGTATTAGAGGTTGCAGCTGCAAGACCATCAACTACACCAGTGTTGAGGTTGATTGGAATCTCAGGGAACATGCGAAGACCAGTGTTTTTAACACGAACCTTACGCAGGCTGGAAGCATATGCCTTTGAAAGGCCGATACCAGAAATGGAGTAACCTGGGTCAACTGCATCTGCAAGGGAATCAAGGTCAGCTGCTGGGTCAGTGGTTGCAGTGACAGCGGTTGCACCAGCGGTCAGAGCGGTCAGACCAGTTGCAGGCATACCAGTTGCAGGGTTGAGAGCGTGGAAGACGAGATAGTCAAGACCACGACCAAGAGCAGCAGCAGACTTATCAACGATTGCGTCAACAATCTGAAGCTGGCTGTCCTCATCTGCCCACTTAACCTCATCAGAGAAGCGAACAGTGACAGAGAGCTTCTTAATAGCGTGATCTACTGGTTTCAGGCCGACAGTCTGAGAAGAGTGCTGTGCGGACTCTCCGACAATCTCAGCTTCTGGGTCCTGAGTGAACAGGATGGAAGCACGGTTTGCAAAGATTGCTGGAGAAGAAGCAGACAGAGTCTGAATGACGGAAGTGTCTGCAACCTTGGAGACAAGGTCCTTTGCAATCTCAACAGGAAGCTTAATGTTAGTAGTGTTTGTTGCTGGCATTGTAAATCCTTTCTTTAATTACCAAATAATTGACGTGCAAGTTCAACCTTTGCGGAGTTATCTCCTGCTTCTGTAGTGAACTTGCCAGGACGTGGAGCTTTTACTCCTGCTTTGGGCTTTAGGTGCTTGACGAGTACTTCTGCAAATTTGCGCATATCCTCTTCTGTGGAACCCACAACAAGCTCTTCCGGCACATTGAACTCAGACGCAATTTTTCTCTTCATCGAGGCTTGTTCCTCACGGGTCTTATAACCCTTTACTGCGTCTTCTGCTTCCTGCGCGCGCTTCTGTGCTTCTGCAAGCTCCTCTGTGGCTTTGGAGTTCTCCTTGGAGCGCTTTTCCCATTTGCGTGCCTGGGCTTTCCAATAGTCGACAGTGTCAGTCTCATCAAGCTGTGCAGCTTCCTTGACTTCCTCTGTAGTCTCTTGTACTTGCTCCTGCTCAGTAGTGTTGTCTGGCATCTTATGCCCCCTTCTGTCCGTGCGGACCTAATAAAAAACCAGCTGTGCAGCTGGTTGATTACACAATTGATTTAATGGCTTCCCGCCTACGAATCGAACGTAGATCTAAAGAACCAGAATCTTTTGTTTTTCCGTTAAACTAGCGGGAAATGTGGTATATTACAAATAACGGGTGGCGCAGTTTCGCTCTGCATAGAGGGAGGACACGCCACCTGTTTTTTTATATTTCAAAAGTACTTCCGTCTTTCAAAATTACAGTAATTTTCTCGACTCCTCTCATCTTCTTTTCAGTTTCAATTAGTTGCAAATACTCATCACTTAAAGATGAATTAACGTATGTTGTATTTAAGATAAGGTACGATGGATCAATGCTTAAATTGTTAAATTTTGAAATTGTACTCAAACAGGCTCGCTCAATAGCATTTCTTTTAATCGAAGTAATGCTTTTAATCTCACCAAAGCTGCCATCAATTATTGCATCAATATCCATTTTTTCACGATGCTGTCGACCACGCGGTTCTGGTCTATTTTCAGCAAAACGCCCATCTTCAACAAGACGTATATATGCAATCAAGTCTCTTTGTGTCTGTTGTTTTTTAACCAAATCGATAGTACTATCAGCGCTAAGAATCAATCCTTTCTCTTTAAGTGTTTGGTACACCATTCCAACAGAGCGAAAATCTCTAACGCCTACACCAAGCTTGTTAAAAAATTTCTCTCCTGCGACAACATCTTTTAATTTCTCGAATATCTCATCAAACTTTTTTATTTCATCATTTGAATACTTATTCGATTTCATCTCAGCAATAAATTGTGAATGCTCAATTTTTTGCCACTCTTCAAGATATTTCTTTGAGTTATATCCGCCTACCTTAGTTCCAGGCTTACCTGCAACGACCTTACATTTACAATGATCGTGATAATGAGAATATGCGCCTGCCTCTGTATAATAAAAGCCAAGTGATGCAAGCATTGCGCAGAACGAACATTCGTTTCCTTGAGGAACTCTTGCAAACTTTAGCCCGTTTTTTGCTCCAACTTTGCTCGTTGTGCGATTAGCTTGTTGAAGAGTTTCACTTGCAACAAGATTTCCACATGCTTCTAGGAATTTTTGGCCTCTAATATCATTATTCTTAGCATATTCTTTTACATGATCACTAAATGAATCATTTACTCCAAAAGGCAGTCTAGCTATATCAGAGTTTTTAGCATTGAGACCAGTTGTGTTTGTAAAAAAATCAAGTGCAACAGAGCTTGCAGCGTCACCAAAAGAAAGTGTCGTACTAATCATTGATTTCTCAACAAGCTTGAGAAATTCTTCATCGCCCATAGCTGGGTTTGCCTTCAACCCAGCTTCCACAAGACGCTTAAAAGTTGCCTTGGACTTTTCTTGGACTTGAGATAAGCGTCTGTGATACTCATCCATATCCTTTTTTGAAATATCCATGACTACTCACTTTGTGCAGCAGTTCTAACCAGCTCCTGAGCCGCAAAGCGGCGGCGGTCAGCTTGGAGTTCTGTAAGAACGTCATCCTTATAGCCAAGAGCTCGTAGAGGAACATCAGAGCTTGCAAGCCACGGGAAGGTAGATACCTGCTTTGTGATGGCATCAGACATTGAGACAGGCGATGGTGTCTCAGGGTTAGCAAAGACGGCTGTTGTCTCGTTGTCTCGCATAGCGCTGTAGAAGTCCGAGTCATGCTTTACTGCGAGAGCCATAGCAGAGACGTTTACAAGAGATCTCTTACAAGAAGCAATGTAGCTTGTAATGTCAATAATTGCGTCTTCTTGGTTAGCAATGATTGCGTCTGCTGAAGTTGGGTTAGCAGACGTGAAGCTAAGCGAGGAAAGAGGAACGTTCGTTGCGTCTGAGAACATAGAAGCAAGCAGCTTCATATAGTCACTGTGCGGCTGCATCGTAAGCTGTGGAAGCTGGCCATAATTTGGAATCTGCTTGTTCTTGTTCGATGTTGCAATGAACGTTGAGCCAATGAACGCTCCAAACGGTGAGTCAGCAATCTTCTGTGCAACCCTTGCATCAGCGCCAAGCAGGTATTTCTGTGGGGCAGAAGCAAATGCAGCAGTTGCGCTCATGTTGAGAATCTCACGCTGAGCGTCATCAACAAGGCTCATAACTGTGCGACTAATGCGCGAAGTACCAAAGGGACGCTCAAGCGTTGAGTGGTATGCCACGGGCTCAACAGGTACACGGCCCATTGAGTGTGATTCTTCAGTTGCAAACCATCTTCCATCGAGCAAGTTGAGCGTAATAAACGTGTCATCTGTGAAGACGTAGACGAGTGTTGGAGTCTTAATTGACTGTGTTCTGTTCCACTCAGCGTCAACAACTACAAGAGCAGCTTCAATGCGCTTCTTAGCGTCTGACCAGATTGCAGATGCAGCCGTTGCAGGATAGCCGGAGATAACAACGTCCGGCTCATTGAATTCTAGGTTGCCCTGAGTGACGCTAATGAACGCAACTGAGTGTCTAAGTGAACTCATGACAACCTTGCGCACCAAGTTCTCCAAGTCATTCTCTCGGGCAATGGTACGTAGTTCTTCTTTGACAGCCGTGTCAGTTGCATTGAAGTTCTGGAATTGCACACGATCGGCCCACCAATTAACGCACTTTGCGGCCCAATCAATCTTGGCATCAATCTTGGAAGCCAACTGAGGAAGAACAGAAACGCCAAGGTCTTTAACCTTGACATTACCGTTGTAGTAACGGTCTCTGAGAACATTCCTGGTATAGTGCTTGCGCCAAACTGCAACAAGCTGAGAGACAACCTCTCTGTTCTCATCAGACAGACCAATGGCAGCAGCCATGGAAGCATCGAGTCCTCTATCCACTAGAAGAACACCTCGCCTTCATCTTCATCATCTTCATATTGCTTTGCTGCCCATGCAGCTAATGTGGCAGCTTCAACAACCGCTGCTCTCTCACCATCAAAGCCCCAGCCGCCCGTGCGACCGATGGGGCGCTTGTAAGACTCAGTGACTGCCTTTGTCAACTCATCTTCTTCTGAGTCATCCAGGGAATCAGGCTTAAACCATGTAATTAAGCCTTCATTGACTGCATCGACAAAGTCAACGTTGGCTGTGATTAAGTCAGCAGCCGCTGGAATTGTCACATTGTCTTCTGGAACAGAGTCGATAACACGCCTATAGAGCGACTCAGCGCCTGCCTTGCCGTCAATGATGACCGGCACTGTTTGCGCTCTCTTTGTGACAAACTCTGCCAGTGCTTGCTTACCGCCGATAGTAGCTCTCTTGTCTACGAGCTCAACGTGTGTGCTGTCACCGTCTTTGATAGCGACGCAAACAGCGAAGTAAACTCCATCAACTGAAAACTTCACTGCATAGGCAGAAGGTGCACCTTGAGGTGGCGTAGATGTTGCGCATCTCTGCCAAGTCTCTTTGTCAATGAGTGGCGCTCCTGCACCTCCTGCAAGCTCCTGTGGAGTAAGCCATACGCCCAGACACTCTTGAGCAAACTGCAAACTATCCATCTGAGTTCTAAGAGCTCTGAGCGCCGTAATGTTCGTAATGCCTTCAACAAGCGAGGGTGCTGCTTGATACCAGCGTTCCTCGTCCGTGACATCACCGACTTCCTCAAGTCCATACTCAATCCAGGACGTCTCAATCTCGCCTTTGTTGTTAATAGCGTCTGAGCGCATCTTGTCGAACTTATCAGCAGCAGAACCGGCTCGCCTTGGAGTTCCCATATAAATGAATTGCGGGTTTTTATTAGGTCCACTAGAAGTGGTTGGAAGCAGTGCTTGAACGTGTTCTGGTAATAGCTCCTGAGCCTCATCAACCACAATCAAATCGAAGGTATTACCAAGATTGGCCGTCTTAGTTCTTGTAGAGAATGCTATAAAGCCTTCTCCTTTGCCTTCTGCTTGTGGCTTAAAGGTAAAGCTTTCTTGTGCAGTCTTTGATGAGACTCTTAAGAGCGCATCATTGAAGTACTTGATACCTCGCACTTCATCGTTTGGCTTTGCGCCTAAGATATTGCGGAAGTCCTCGAGCGTCTTCATTGTCGTGTTGTAGTTGTGCGCGGTCCATAGAACACGGTAACCAAGCATCATCGCAAGTGTGATGATGTACCACTCAACAATGGTTGTCTTGCCATTCTGTCTTGGAACTGACAAACCAAAGATGCGCTGAATAAACTGAAGGTCAGTATCAACCGCTGCAAGAATATCTAGTGCCTTGATTTGCCACTGTGCAAATTCAAATCCGCCCTCTTTAGCAAGCGCAACAACAAGCGGTGCCAGGGATTTAGTGTATGGCTTGTAAATGCAATACCTAGGCTCCAACAACGAACTTGAGGGCTTGTGCGACTGCGTCGTCGTGCTTTGTCTCAACGGCATCTGTTGCATCAGCTCCCTCCAGCTCAGCAATCTGAGTGACCGCCGCTCGATACTCTTTGGAAATTGCGGAAATGTTGCGTGGATCAGCAACGAGCATTTGCTCTCTGAGCAAATTGCGAAGCTCCTTTAATCGCTCAATTGTGTTCTGTTGTTTGCGTTCTCTAAATGGCAGCGTGTGAGTCAGCGTCTCTTTATCTGGAAGCTTCTCCAAAGCTGTCTTTGCTGCATTGTTTTTCTGTTGATACAGGCTGTAGTACTTCTGCACCACACGCACGGAACGCCCAATGGTATCTGCAATAACCTTGTTTGGAACGCCCTGGTCTTTAGCTTTTAAAATGTAGTTAATCTCAGTCTGCGAGAGTGTTGCTCCATGCTTACTGTTCGCCATGCACGCTCCTTCCGTTCACGTGTGCATTCTCATTCGTAGCCAGCTATATTGCCCCGTCTGAAAAAATGGCTCTGTGCCGCCGAGATAGCCGCTGCTTATAGGGGGGTGAGGGTCACCCCGCCCCATCTTTACCACTGTCTGCTTCTGAATATCTTTCCTTGGCTCACATCACATGGAATCTTGTTGCTCTTCTCACGATTGCAGTGTCTGTGAGTAGCTTGCACGTTGTCCTGGCTGAGCGCCGCCGCTTGCCCTGACTCAAAAGGTCCTGCCCAGCAATGACGCTGAGCGTTGTAAAGTCTGAGCCAGTACCTCGATACCGGAACAACCTCATCAACTTCAAACGCATCTGGATGTCCAGCAGGAAGCGCATAGTTAATTGGCTTGCCACAAATGGCGCACGGTAGTCCTTGAGCCATGAGCCAGGCTCTCAGCTTGCGTCTTGCGTTGCCATTTCCCTGGCGAACATTCTTTGCCACTAGATCCCCTTGCTAAATAAAAAAGCGCCTTGGCTCAAAAGAACCAAAGCGCTTATTGCTAACTATCGCTAGTCTACATAGTAACACACAAATGGGTACCGATTGCGTACCTGCTTGTCCTTCATGTAGCACCACACGCATTCCATAATTACCAGTTAACATCATTGAGCAATCCAAGCTCATCAACATATTCAAGTCCTTCTTTGACAAGGCTTTGTGCTGTTGACTTACTCATTCCCATTCTTTTTGCAAGCTTTTGCCAACCATAACAATGAAGGTAACGCCAACTAAGCACATCAGCATAGACATCACCTTTAAGCTTATAGAGTCCACCATGTCCCATTTGGTCCTCGCCGTAGAGCACCGTACAAGCAATATCAATGAGCTTGTAGTTATTCTCCAGTCTCTTGTTTAAGCGATCTTCCATATCAATGCGCTTGTCAACTCTTCTCATCACATCTGAGTTAGAGCCTGGTGCAATGGAAGAAGAATAACTCTGAGCTCGTACATCTTCAGTCTCTTGCATGCTCATAATCTGCGCTAATGCTCGTGAGTTCTCATCAGATGCACACTTGACTGCTTGGAAAAATGTCTCAGCCTTAATCATCTAAAGCTTCTTCCCGCGCTTTCTCCCTCTGTGTAAAGAGTCTGTACGCATGGTTACAAACCATTTGTGGCTCACGTTGAAGCTTCCTTGCTAGTGTCTCTACAATTGCAACAATGAGTGCGTCTTCCTTTTCACTCCAAATTCTGTGAGAGCGTGTAAGACTTGTTTTGCTTTGAAGTCCTTTGCTTCTCGCAAACACTTTAATGTCCGTAATTGAGCGGTTAGGCATAAGGCGTTTGAACCCTGACCATGTAGGACCATGCTTGGGAACTTCTCGCTCAATAATTGCAATCTCTGCGTCTGTGAAGGGGGAGTGATCTAGTTCTTCATAGCTGCGTCTAAATCCATTCACTTCAACTCTCCTTTCTCATAAAGAAAGCGAGTCATTTCTGCTCGCTCCCTTAATTCCTCTTTTTTCAGTTCTCGCTCCGATACATTTGGAGCATGTGCGTTTCGCTTAAATATCGCTTTATCGCTATCTGAGAGACACGCTAAGGCGCAAACTCTCTTATCGTCAATAACTCAAGCCAAGGCACAATTAGAAGCGCACTCAGAGCCTGTGAAAGGGCATAGAAGATATTTGACCTGTTTAGGCAATGGAAACACCTCCATTCTGAATAAATGTTGAATAGGCACCTTTAAGTTTTGCGGGTACTAAAATGCCAGTTCTACCTGCTTTGTTCTTAACTGTGTGCAGTGCTACCTCTTTGAATTGAGGAGTATCAATCTCACCTTTCGTGAGTATCAGTGCTGCCCAGGACGCATAACCCACAACTCCAGAGCCACGGAACCAGTCCAAGGACGGTTCATCTTTTGCGTCTAACTTCTTCAGACTGGAAAGCACAAGAAAAGGTATTTGCGTGTCAAAAGCAAGCATTTGAAGATTGGTAGCAACTTGAGACACTCGTGTGTATTCTTGCTTGTCAATGTCAGGAGTGCCTGTCTGGTACTGCTGAATGTAGTCAATGATGACAAGGTCTGGCTTATCACCATCTGCTATAACGGTGCGTACGATCTCTTCAATCTGTGCGGTGGTTGCTACGTTGTCAATGATTGCGAGATTGGGTGCAATCATATCCTCGTAGATTGCAGCGTCAGCAAGTACGGTGTTTGAGTGTCGGGCATTGAACGCATATGCTGACAGGTTCTGTAGTCCTTCTGGCAGTTGTAATTCTGTGCCTGGACCTTTAATGACTGTGGACCATTCAAAGGGAACAACCGTAAGCCCTTGACGCTTGAGTCCTTGATTTTTCACTGACCAGCAACTCATGGAACGGGCTGTGATATTGCCCCACGTGTCATCGAGTGTGAAGTAGATAACGCGCTTACCGCTTTCTGCTACTTCAGTTGCGATATGTACTGCCAAGGATGACTTACCAGCTGAAGCCACACCGCCTAAGATTGTGAGTCCTGGCATTAAACCACCTGAAAGCGCATCATCAGCGATAGTGTGCGTCTTGAGTGGCTCTTTAGCTGCTAGATAGCACTCAACACCCCAGCCATACTTTGGACGGTTTAGCCGGCGCAAATATTCAAACGTCATTTGCGCTCACCTTTGCCCTCATTGTTTTCCCAGTAGCTTGCAATACGCTCTTCTGGTGTGAGATCATCAATAACCGCTCGCATCATCAAGTCAAAATCAGAGTCAGTCTCATGGATGTAGTCGAGCGTGCAATCCTTCTGCATGGCGGTCGCCGAGCGTTTAGCGAAGGCGTAGACCGCCATGACTGAAAACTTTTCTTCTCCGTATACGTAACAAGTAAGAGAGAGATTCTTTAAGGAATCTCTCTTACTATCTGTATTCTGATGCGTATCGGTTTTTGCTTGATTTTTGATACACCACTGTATCGGTTTCCTATGGGTTTTTGATACACCCTGTATCGGTTTTTCGATACACCCCTCAGCAAACCACCAAAATGTTCTCAATGGCGTTTTGCCATCTGGCGTAGTGCCTACTGACACGATCAGTTCACGTTCTTCACAGTATTGAATGAATCGCTGCGCTGCTGGTACTGAACAATCACAAGCCTTAGCGATTGTGCGAACTCCAAGCCTAAAAGTTGGCTGTTCGCTTCCTCTTAAGTTTGAATAGCAGAAGAGCAACATCTTTCTTCTTTTAGATGCTGCTCTTCCTTGGAACATATCCATGCAGTCTGCTAGATGGCACGCAGCTGTTGTGTCTAGCTTTGCCCATCCGAGTCCGTCTGTGTAATCAGCCACGTGCCACCTCCTCTCTTACCTCATAGCTTTTAGAATGGAATATCCTCGTCTGCGAGCTCAATGGCAGGTGCAGGAGCGTCAATGACTGTATTAGCTGCATTAGCACGTGCTTCTGCGACTCCGTCTGCTTCGTATGGCTCAGCGTATTTCTGGTCAAAGTTGCCATCTGCAGCATCTTTGCCTGGGATGAATGCGTTGACATCAACAGCTGTCTTAACCTTGCCCTCGCTGTTGACGTAAGAGCGGTGACGAATGACAACTCCCAGAAGCTTGCCAACGAGTGTCTGCTCTGCGTTGTCCTTGTCTTCATAGACAAATGCCTTTGCACCCTTGCCCTGGGCAGTGTTCTCAACTGCTTCTGTGAGTGCCTTGTAGCGCTGTACGCCGTAGTTGTTCTCCTTAGAGAAGTAGATGCGGAATGAGTGTCTCCAGTCGTTTGTGGTGTCTGCAAGATCTGCTGTGAAAAGAAATGACTTAGTCTCTGCGTTCCAGATGTCGTAGACGAACTCAAGGTATGGTTTCTTCTCATCTGTGTGGTCCTTAACACGTACAATTTTTGCAACGTATCCGCCCGGCTCAAGCATGGAAGAGCCACCGCCGTTAGATGCAACTACCTTGTCAAAATTACCGAATGCCTTCATGATTTTCTCCTTAAAATAGTGGATTAAATAAATAGGAATTAAGCGAGTGGCTTCATATCCCAGTAAGAACGAATGGTGCTGTCAACCTCTTTGAGGTCATTGTCAATTACCAGATCATCAAACATTCCCATTGGGGATTTGGCGGGCGTTAAGCCGTCTGTCTGCGTGATGAAGTGATAGCCTGTGTCATCTCGCTCAGTGATGAGAACGATAGGAAACATTCCCTCGATACACAGTTGATTGTCGAGCATTTTGCCAATTGTCTTTGGCTTGAGCCTTCCTGCATCGTCATAGTCTGGATGCATAAAGAAGTAAACGATTGTGTCACCGTTTGTGTTATTAGCAGCTTCCAATAATTGCTCAAAGTCAACTGCCATAGACGTAAACTTGTCATAGCCCTTCTCATTCGCCTTGGCAAAGCTTTGGAACGCCATCAAGTAGTTCGCATCATCGACTACATATGCCTTGAGCTTGTTAGCCTTCAAAGATTGCTTCATTTGAGCGTAGGTTGGATGGTCTACCTTGCTCATCTTTCCCCGGAAGGGAAGTGGCTTGCCAGCCACGTTAAAAATGCCAATCTCGCCAGGCTTAAAGTTTCTGAGACTGGTTGACTTACCTGTGCCAGAATGTCCTAGCACGAGTACTGATACTCCCATAGATCTACTCCTTTCTTAAAACTTGTATTCTTTCTCCGGATGACCCGCTTCGTGGTATTTGCCATGAAGTCCGTTAGCTCTAACGCACTCCATGAAGTCCTTCATGTTCGACTCATAGACGCAGACGTAGTCGTGGTAAAACTCAACATATTCTGTGCCAGGAGCCGTTGTGTGCTTCATAGTGGGTTTGCGTTGATAGAAGTCCCATGCGGTCGAGTGGACCGCATGGAATTGAGCTGGTGTGTAGGTGTAGAGACCAAAGCAGACCGAGTCATAATCGATGCGCCAGATTCTTATAAGCCACACATCTTCTGCGTTGGGCTCAGGCTGCTTATCTAGGCTTAGCTGCTTCATCTTGCTCAGCTTTTTCATCTAGCGTAAAGCCTATGTTTGCTTGCTCACGAGTTGGGTAATACTTGGAAGCATGGTTGCAGTAAGGGCATCTGATACGCCAGCCATGCTCATCGTGCTCTAGGTCAAAGGCAGTGCTGCCCCAACCTTCATTGAGACATCTTGGGCAAATCATTAGTACCGCTCCATGTAGCAACCTTTGAAACGTCTCCACTCAAGAATCAAGCCAATCGCATTCGCTTTTCTTGAGCCGTCATATCCCAGCGAGATACCTTCATCCTTAGCAAGTGCCTTGATCTCTTTCATCGTCATCTTCTCGAGACGCTCTCTGTCGGCTTGCTCTTTTGCCTTTGCGTCCATTACTTCTCCTTCCTAACTAGCTTGCTCGTGGTGACGAATGCAAGAGCAGCCGTACAAATGCCAGCAATGACTGCAATGTTTCTGTCATCGCCAGTTGCGGGCAATGCTGCTTTCTTGACCTTCTTAGCCTTCTTCACTGGCTTTGCTAGCTCAGGCTGTGGCTCAGGTTCACTATCCTGTGGAGTAGGCTGTGGCTGTGGTCCTGGATTAGGCTCTGGTGTTGGAGCTGGAGTCTCTGGCTCAGTTGGCTGTGGGCGGTTATCGCCATTACCATTACCGCCAGAATCAGCTGCAACGTAAGTCCAGACGCTAGAAGCTTGCTTCTCAGCTGAGTAGAGGGTAATGGAGTTCTTAATACGTGGGTTCTTGGTTGTGCGGTAGATAAGGAAGTACTGCTCACCATTAGCCATTGCGTTGTGCAGATTCAGCGTGAATGTAGAGCCGTTGATGGTCGGCTCATCAATCTGGACTGGATTCCAGCCATAGGAGTCGTCGATTGCGCCGTACTCGTCCATACGCACTCGGTAAAGCTTGAATGAACTGGGTACATAAGAGCCAGCTTCGATTGAGTCTTCCAGGATGACATTGGTAAGGTTCATCTGGTTGACGTTAAGTCGCACCTTCCACTCGATAGTGTCAGCGTCTGTGTCAGCAACGCCCCACTTGGCAATGACCTCGCCTGTGAGCACGTTAGGACGCTCAGTGTGAACTGTAAAGCTTGCAACTTGACCAGTAGAGGTCTGAACGATTCTCAGCTCTTCATGATCTAGTCCGTTATCTTCTCCAATCCACGTTGCAAGCCAGATAGAACCCTTGATGTTTTCCTTGCCTTCAACGTAGTTGGTAAAGGTAACATGACATGTCTGAGTGAGTGGGTTAATCTCAGCAACTGCGCAGACTTCTCCGTCTGGCGTGTAGAGGTTGAAACTCGTTGCTGCGTCATCTGGGAAGCGCAGGAAGGTTGGAAGCTCAATGTCGAATGAATCGCCGTTGTGTAACTCTTGCCCTGTTGCGTCCCAGTTAATGTTCATGTAGAACTTGGAATGTAAGCCAACTGAGTTGACTGGTTGCTTCTCTAAGTTGGTTACTTGGAAGCTTGTGAGCTGGACTGGTACCGTCTGTGCTTGTGCGATGCCTGGAATAAAAACTAGGCACGCGAACACGCAAACAGCCAGCCATTGAAGAATCTTCTTCATGGTTGAACCTTTCTATTTGGTTGTGATAAATAGGGAATTAAATAAATGCCGATTTATTGCAGCAAATCATGACTTCCTGCAATGAACGCTGCAAGTGTCTCAAGCGTCATTGTGACGTATGTATCACCGAAGCTTTTCTCGCCTGTGCCTTTGCGCTTGTGGACTACCACGCCGAACTCTGCGTCAGCGTTTCCTCGCTCTGTCTCAGCTTCCTTGAGCCACTTAGGCAGCTCCATACGCGTGCAGTTTTTGCACTCAACAACGACTGGAAGACCGCGAAAGAACACTCCAGCTATGTCTCCTCTGTCGTGTATACCTGCCGTGGTTCTACGTTCAATGCCAGCTCCTAGACGTGCTGCGAGGTACTCTGCTACTTGACGCTCAAACGCTGTGCCTTTTTGCTTTTGCTTGCTCAATCTTTCACCACCCATGGGTTTAGCCGTACTCTCACTACCCTAGCTCCACAGTTGGGGCAGTACATGGGAAAACGCGGTATACCAGATGTTTCGTCCCACATCTGCCCACAATTCCCGCAGTGACTTGTATAGCGTGGTGGCGCATCAATGCCGTCATCTTCACGCTCTTCAACGCCTTCACATGTAGGTTCGATTAAGTCGGCTAGGCGGGTGAAGAAGGGTGCATACGGAATGTTATTGTCTGTGCCGATTATCTCGTCAACCGTATTAAACGCAGCGTTTTCATCAAGCCAATCTTTAGCACCATTTGGATACTCTTTATCAAATGTCCTTGCAGTTTCTCGCAGCTTCTCCGCTACCTCTTGGCGGTTAGTCATCGCTATCACCTAGTTTTTCTAGCTGTTCGGCGATATCGTCTAGTTCATCATAAGCCCATACGGTTGTGCTATCGTCATCCATAACACGCTTAATACGTGCCACAAGTAGCTCAATTATTACAGGCTGTTTGTGGATTAGATTATGCGGATATTTCTCTGTGTAAGCTACTTCTGAACCATTTGATAAAATAATATTTGTATTCTCAAATAGTGTTTTGTACCCTGTGACTTTATACTCTTCACCGTTGTTATCGTACACGGTATCACCAATACAAATGACCTCGCCGTCTTGGTCGAATGGTAGTTCAATCATGTTTGACGTGTCGCAAAGTCCAAGAATGACGCTACATATTATGCAAAGGCTTTTGACATGTGACATTTCGTTTAGTTTTTCTTCACCTGTGAGAGCCTTAAAGAGCGTTGAGCTGGTAATGTACTCCGTGCTCTTCAATCTCTCAGCGATTGCTGCACGCTCTTTTTTAGTTAGCATCTTTATCAACTCCGTTAACCTTAATACCTGTGCAAATGAAGAATTTTTCTGCGTCGAAATATGGCATTGAGGTAATTGTTGCCTTGCTCTCGTCGCTTAAGCTCTCCCACCATGCTTGACGGTCGGCTTTCTCGAGGTACAAGAACCCGCCGGTAGTCTCGTGCTCTGGGTGTGCTGCCTTTTCGTCATCCGTCATATACTCGCTATATTTCCAGGTAAGACAGTCTGACGGTATACTGCAGAGCAAATCATAAGCTCTTGATTGCCAGAAATCGCTAAAAGTAATGTCTGTTTGATGGTCAAAAAGACGTATAGTTGGCTCGGTTGTATTACAGTAGCCGGAGTTCCAGTCGCCAGAGTTCCAGTTGCCGGAGTTGCGGTTGCCGGAGTTCCAGTCGCCAGAGTTGCGGTTGCCGGAGTTGCAGTCGCCGGAGTTCCAGTAGCCGGAGTTGCAGTCGCCAGAGTTGCGGTTGCCGGAGTTGCAGTCGCCGGAGTTCCAGTAGCCGG